CACGAAGAAGGGGGAAAGCGCGTTCGATGCCTTGACCCGAAGGGTTTTGGAACTCCAACGGGAAGTCGAAAAGGTCGAACTCCGCAAGGTCAACGAAACCGAGTTGCGGAAGATAGTAGACGGCTTCCGGCAAATCGGAACCGAAGCGGACAAGATCGGGCGTGACCTTGCGGCGGGGCTGATTACCCCGCTCCAAGCCGTTGATTCCCGATTGAAGGCCGCGCAAGACAGCTTGCGGGCATTCTTGGACTCGACCCAAGACCAGCAAATCCAAATCGCCGTAGAAGTGTTGGGCGTCGATTCGGCGGAAGAAGCAATCCAACAGCTTACGGCCAGCTTGAAGGAAGCGCAGGAAGCCGCCGCCCAAATCAAGATCGAAGAACAGCAATCGGAAACGTTCCGCAATTTCGAGCGGACCATACAGGCCGTCCCCGAAGCGTTCGCGGCAATCCAAACCCGTTTGGACAGGGGTTTTATCACGCCCCTTGAAGCCGCCCGGGAACGCGCCCGCGCGCTGGAAGAATCAATCTTGCGGATCGACCAAGCCGCCGCCAAGGTCGAAGGCCCCCGGCTGACCGAAGCCTTGGAAACGGCGGCGGTCGAAGTGGATCGTTTGCTTTCCGAACTGGAAAAGGACCGGGAGATTATAGCGGACGTGCAAATCCGCGAGGATTTCCAAAGGACTTTCGCGGAGCCCTTCAGCCAAGCAATCGGGGACGCCGTGTCTCGCGGTATTCTGGAAGGCGAAGACGCCATGCAGATACTAGCGGGCGTCGGGGAAAACCTGTTCTCCAACTTCCTGAAACAGTCAATTGACTTCTTCCAAAAGGGAATGACCGACGCCCTTACGTCCATCGCGGGCGCGGGCGGGGAAATCCTTGGCGGGCTGTTCTCTTCGCTGGTCGGGCTGGCGGGATTCTTCCTTTCAGGAAGAGGGGACCAGCAAACCAGCCAGTCCTTTGAGTCCGTCCAAGGCCAAGTGGAGTCCACCCAAGCGGTACGCGGGATCGTTGCGGGGCCGGAATCGGTTTCAATCGCGGCGGTCGGGGAGAACTTGCGCCGGGCCATGGTCGGGGTTGAAGCCCGGCTTGACGCCCTTATCCGGGTCGCGGCTCAAATTCGAGACGGTCAAGGCGTGGGCGGCACGTCGGCGGGTACGCCGTTTGCCGGGACCGTGCCGACTTCATAGAAAGGAAAAGACATGTCCGACTATTCGCTTTCCCAACGCGGCCTAATCAGCGCGACCAGCGCGGACGGGGCCGGGCCGAAGGATGCAACCTTGGCGTCGGCGGTCAAGCTGTCGTCGGTCGTGGTCTTCGGATTCATCCGTGACCGACGCCGAAACGCTTTCGTTCAGCGCGGCCAAATCGCGGCGGCGAACCCGGACACGTCGCCCAAGGATTCCGCCGCGTTCACGGCGGTTGACGTGGACGCTTCCCATATCGTTTCGAGTTGGCGGGAAAACCGGGCGGGCAACGCCCAGGGCGCGACTTTCAAGTTGCTTTCCCCTACCCAAGTCCGCATGGAATGGGACGGAACCCTTGGGGTGGGCGAGACGCTTACCGGGGAATTCGAAGTCGTGGAACACAAGCCCCGGCGCGCGGCCTTCCTCCGCATCCTGAACGCGACGACGGTTCGGTTGGAGTGGGACGGGTCGCTTGCCGCCGGGGAAACCATCGAAGCCCATTACGAAGTTTGGGACATCGAAAATTTGGGCGACGACGTGAAGGAACTTCTTTTCCGGCTCCAAAGGATGTTGGCCTACTTGGGCGAAAACTTGTTGCAAGACAAGATCGTATACGACGACGCGGGCAACATGGTTTCGTACCGTCTCCGGTTGTTCAACTCCAAGGTCAACGCCGAAGCCGCCACGGTGGACACGCCGGGCGCGTTCGAAACCGGGGAGTTGGCCCGACAGACGGTCACGCAAGATATCAACTTCGCCAAGAACGACCGCCTTTCGCTTATCCGAGTCCTTACCGACTTGCTGGCAACGCCGGGGGTCAACTAACTTGTGCGGATCAATGAAAGGGACTTCCGAAGGGCCGTCCACCTATTCAAGTTGAAGTGGCGACGGGGCTACTTCAACCGATTGGAGGAACGCGAGTTCGATAAGGAACTGGAACGGTTGCTAGAGTTGTACCTAGAACTTAAATCCAAAAAGGATTGACGATGGACGCCGCGACCCAAGGATACATGCCGACGTACTGGAATGCGCCCTTTGACTGGCCGGGGCCTTGGCATCGGGTCGCGGCTCATAAGAAGGACGCGCGCCTTTGCCCTTCGTTCGGCGGCGGTCGCCGGATGCGGCATCCGTTCTTGGACCCCATCGTTTACCCGAGGAACCCCGACCGGACCTTGAACTACGGCTATGACCGTTTGCGGAAGGTCCGCAGCGTGATTATCAAGACGCTGGATTCGTCGGCGGTCGCCAAGTATCCCGAAGTGGCGGAAGACGTGGTTATCCGTGAAATCTGGTTGGCCGAAACCCTTTCGACCTTTACGGAACTCTTCCACCAATTCCATACGTACCTTCGGGAAATCCTGCCCCCGGGTCGATTCATCGGCTGGCAACCCAAAGACCTTTCGCCCAAAAACTACTTCGTGGAATTGCTTGATGTCCAATGCGGGACGCCGGACGATTTCCAAATCGAAGAGTTGGGCGACGACCGACCGTACTACATGCGCGAACAACTGACCGTCTCGTTTAAGTTGGTCCGTGAAATCCAAGCCCCGGCGGGCGTGGTCAACGTGGTGGGGTTCTAACATGTCGCTTCAAAGCCATGGTCAAATCCCCGCGCTGGACTTCGATAGGGTCCACCGTGCGGACGAACCGCGTTTGCGCCAGCCGATCCCCGCTCTTAACGCGGCGTTGGAGAACGCGAACCAAACGCTTGACAAGGTAGTTGCCGCGCTGAACCGCGCGGGCTCCAACCCCCGGAACCCGATTCTTTCCGGCCTTGGCGGTCAATTCCAATTCTCGTTGGCCGTGGCCGACCAGTTGAAGGGCGTTTTCATCTTTCAGGATCGGGCCAACATCGGTTCGAACCTGAAGCCCGTTACGTCGATTCTTGCGCCCGGCGTCTACGGGATTAATCACGTCTATGGAGCCGGGCAATCAATCGCGGGCTCCCCCGCCACGGGCGCGCGGAAGAACTTCCTTCGTGTCCAATCGGCTTTCGGCACGGTGGAAAAGGAATTTTGGGTCAAGACCAAGGACGCGGACATTGTGGCCGTGGACGGGAAGCCCGTCCTTGATCCCGACACGCTGCTACCCGTGGTCTTGGATTTCTTCATCGAAGACCCGTCCCGGCCTTGGCTTCAACTCCCTATCGACTTCTTCGTTTCGTGGAACGATGAATTTCAAGTCCTGCACAACGCCAAGAATCCGTTTCTTGACCCGGGCTTCCTGAAAGCCTACGGCGGGTCCAAGTTCGTTTCGTTCTTCGACAGCATCCCGGGAACCGAGGGGGTGGGCGTCAAGGTCAACCCGGTTACGCAAGCCCCCATCGAAGATCAACACTTGGTCGAAGTCCAAAACACCCCGGGGTTGAAGGAATTTACCGTCCGGTTCCGATCCAAACTGGGTTCGCCCTACTTCGTGGACTGCCCGGTTGTCCTGAACATCATTGCCCCGCCCGTCACGTCTTGCGACCCCCCGGTTATGGGACCGCCCGAGACGTGTACGGCGGTCTTGGTCCCGTTCGGAACCCCGATCCCGGCGGGAGCCCCGGACGTTCCTTCGGTCCCGGGCGTTCCGGTCGTGGTCGGAACTCCGGGCAACCCGGCGACGAAAGACCTTCTAATCGTCACCGTGCGGGGCGCGGTCACGTCGGCGGGCAAAACCCTTCTGGTCCGCCGCTGGAAGTACGTAACGTCGCCCGCCGATTTGTCCGGTACGTATACGGACATCGTGTCGGAAGTGGGGAACTACATCCCGCTTGCGAACCCGTCCGCCAGCCCCGCGCCGGGCTCCCCGTACAACCCGGGCGAACGGCTTACCATGGCGTTCGACGTGGGCCAAGACCGGGCGGACCTTGTGGCGTGGTATACGGTTCAAGTCGTGGACGCGGCAGGGCTTGGGGGTCCGCCTATGCTGATCCCCGGCCCCCGAGCCCGGGATATCCAGTTCACGGCCCCCGGCGGAACGGGCGGGGAAGGACTCTGCTACTAATGCCGACCAAGCAAGCCCAATTGGTTACGGCGGTCATGCCGACCCGGAATCGTCCGGGCTTGGTTAAGTTCGCCGTCGAACTCTTTTTGGCACAAACCTACCCGTGCAAAGAACTGATCATCGTTGACGATGGGACGTTGCCCGCCGAAATCCCTTCGGATTCGCGGGTCAAGTATATTCGCGTGGAGCCCATGACCATTGGGGCCAAGCACAACCTTGGTTGTGGGCTGGCGCAGGGCGAATACATGATCCATTGGGACGACGACGATTGGTTTGCCCCGCGACGTATTTCAATGCAACTTGAGCCTATCGCGCTTGGAAAAGTCGCCATTACCGGAATCCCCATGGGCCATCAACTTCGGTTTGCTGAAAAGCAATTCTTCTACTGGAAACGCGGATACCCGCGCGGAACTCGCCCGGTCAAGTTCAAGTTCCACGACAGTACGGCGGCGTTTTCCCGAAAGGTTTGGGACTTCGGAATCCGGTACACGGATTTGAACATGGGGGAGAAGGTCGATTTCATCGAAGCCGCCATGCTGCAAGGCTTCGCGGAAACCCCGATCCCCAATCATGGGTTGTTCGTGTACGGTCGGCATCGTCGCAACGCTTGGGTGTTCCCCGACTTCTGGTTGCGGCCCGTGGTCCGACCCGGCAACTTCCCCGAATCGCATTTGGACCGATACGCGGAGATTGTGGGCTAATGGCTAGGTTCATTCTTCCGGGGTCTAGGCTTAACGAAATCGCGGGCTCCCCGATTCGTTACCCCGCGTGGAAGGTCTACATTTGGAACCCGCGTTGCGTCACCATAAACCAAATCGCTTCGGGAGAAGTGACCGAGCCGCCGGAAGACCTTACGCCGTTCGTGGAGTCGGTCCAGTACCGGGAAAACATAGGTTTTGAAAATGGCAACGACCCCACGACGCCGCAAGCTACTTTCAATCTCAGAAGAAACCCCAACACGGGGAAGAACATCCGGCGCGGCTGGATCGAAGATGGGGTTATCGTCCAAATCCGACAAGGGGACTTGAGGGTTGACCCGAAGGACTGGATTCCGATTTTTACCGGAACGTTCCGGGGCCGACCCGGGGACAACCCGGGAATTCCTGCCGACTTGACCGAGGGTCTACAGGCCACGGCCTACGGGCGGGAGGAACGTTACTTGAACCTGTCCGTTACGACGGACAAGTTTCCCAAGGACACGGACCTTGGGGATATGCTGGTTTCCATTGCCCAACAGCATTTGGGCTTGGGTCAAAACGAAATCCTTATCGGAAGCCAAGGCTTCGAATCCAAGCATTTGACCAACCAAATTGTCGAACACCCCGCGCTTACGACCCTTTGGGAACTCCTGTTCCCGGTAGGGAAAAAGCCCAAGTTCGATTCGCTTGGACGGCTGGTTGCCGTGGACGTGAACCTTGATAAGCCCGCCGCCCGCGTGTATTCGGACGGCAATACGCTTATCATGTCCAAGATTGCGAATCCGAACGACGTTGAAGTAAACAACTCCATCGTCCTTCGCGGGCTGGAACACGACCTTAGCCGCATCATTCAAGAACAGCAATTGCTTACGGAGTTCGAAGTCACTACGGGATTTTTCGATTCCGAGTACGACGAACGGATTTACTACAGCCAAGACCGTTCCCAACGCGCCCAAGAAACGTTCTTGGTCACGAAGAAGAAAATCCTTTGGTCGTCGGCGGATTGGGCGGAAGTTGACGAATTCTCCGGGCAAGTCACCATTGATACGCACTATCTTAGGGACGCCCGGGTAATCATCTTCTCTACCTACTTGGCTACCCAAGTATTCGTAGCGGCTTTGGATCTAATCATGTTCGCCGGGGGTCAAGCCGCCGCCAATGCCATTATAATTCCCCCGGCTACGACCGTCGCCATTCTCCGAGAAATCCTATACGTGGTTTCGATTGTCGCGCTGGCGGGCTTGCTTTGGGCAATGCAATTCGTTGGGCGCGGTCGCTACGAAGTCCACGGCAAGCCCTTTGAGTACGTCTACCGTGAACTGGTTTCCCGGCATCAACTGGCGGGGCTGGCCCCGGAGCAAGTGAGGGAAACGGAATTCCGAAACGATTTCGTTTCGGACATGGTGACGTTGGACAGACTGGCGGAAGAACACTTGCGCCGGGAATTGGTCAAGGACCAGTTGTTCACGATTACCATTGTGGACGACCCCGTTTTGGAAGTGGACGACGTGATAGAGACGGCGGAAGGCGACCGTTTCTATATCGTTTCGGTCCAGAAGGAACTACAGCGGGAAGGCCGACCGACCATGACCTTGACTTGCTGGCAAATCGCCAGCGGCAAGACCGCGCCGATTGAAGCGTTGGAGTTGCACCATGGCGCGTAATATCGCGGTCTTCAGCCGCCGGGAACTTGAAGCCCATCGGCAGTTCGTTTCAGGGGTCACGGCCAGCGCGCCCCGTTACGAACCCGTGGACGGCGCGGGCAACAAGGAATGGATCGTTGATATCTACATCGGACCCTTGGAAGTCCAAGCCGCCGAAGGGCTGGCGAACATTGTTCGCAACGTCCCTATCGCCCCCTACGCCCGCCAGCGCGTGACGGACATTCGCCAGCCCGTCACCATGGAGCGGAGCAAGCAAGGCAAGTACACCGTGGTTGGGCGGTCCAAGATTCTTCCTTCGGGAACCCAACTTCAAGGCGAATCCATTTTCGAGCCGACCTATCATGAAGTGAAACACAACTTGGCCGACTTGAAGTTGCTTTGGGTTGCCGATCTTGATTTCGAGTTGGAGCCCTTGCAGTCCAGCCCGACGACCCCGCTTCAGGCCAGCGCATCGGAGCCCCTTCAAGTGGTCAAGGCTTACGACGGGTTCGGGAAACAGGCTGTCGGCCCCGGGGCGTCGTGCGGCAACGAAGCAATCGACCCCGTGGCCGGGTCCACGACCACGACCCGGCACGTTCGCATTACCCCGGCAAAGTTCGGGCCGAAGGGCGACCCCTTGGCTATGGATTGGGGCGTTGGCCCCCTGCAACCGTTCTTCCAAGAGATTGTGGAACTAACCGTTTGATGGAGGATTCGCTATGCCCCCGCTTTCTCTAACCGATTTCAACGCTTCGGATTTGGATTATGTCCAAAAGCTGAACAACAACAACACGGCGATTGAAGCGGCGGTCAACGCCCTTCAAGCGCAAGTGTTGGCGTCCGTGGGCGAAGGCGTGGACTTGATCCTTGATACCTTCGACCGGGACGGGCTGGTTGGAGCCCATTCCTACGTACTCGATTTGGACAACTACCCGGGCGGTTCCCAAATCACTATCGGGCGTCGTCCGGCCCCGTTGTTCCCCGGCGAAGTGGACAAGTCGATTGCTTGGGGGACGTACTCCGGGGAACATTTCCGGGTTTCCATGACGGGCGACCTTGTGTTGAACGCCATTTCGATTGTGTCGGGCCTTCCGAAGACGATCTATGTTGGAATCCCTTCGGACGGAATCCCGCAATTGTTCGAAAGCGGCGCGGTCCCCAACGTCCTTTACGTCTACAGCATGACGTGGGACGGGTACAGCTTGAAGGACTTCCGGCGGCTGGCCCCCATCCTGCCCCACTACTCCGCGCTTCAAGGCATCGCCGGGGCTCCGCGATTCTTCACGCTGTTCGATTCCGAAACCGATTGGACTTCGGAAATCGTGGGCAGTTCGGAAATCACTCTCCCGGGCGCGCGGGACGACAACGAAATTGACGTGGACGGCGCGGTTGAAATCCTTGGCTTCTTCATGACCGCCGGGAAGCCGGGAACGGACGGGTTCGCGGCCACGGGCTCCACTCCTGAACACAATAAGGTTGGGGTCAAGGTCGTGTCCGCCGCCGAAGACTACACCGAAACGCCGTTCGAATTCGACGCTTCGAACGTGCCGGATACCATCTTCAGGAAGATCAACCCCGCTTTGCAGGACAAGCGGTTTGTGACCGAAGTTCAACGCTTCACGTTGGAGCGTACCGAGTTGGGGCCGTTCGTGATTTCGGCCCGCGCCTTTTCGTGGGGGATCATCTATCGTCCGATCATCGGGATTCCGATTCCGAAGGACCAAGGCGACGTTGTGTTGATCTAGCGACCGGGGTTAGGACCGGGTAAGGGGTAACGAGTCGAAATCAATTTGGAGGGTCTAACCTTGGAAGATGAACTTAGGGAAGTCCTGAACGAAATGAAGGACACGACCAACCGGGGATTCGCCCGGCTGGAAGGAAAGGTCGAAGGACTTAGCAGCGGGCTACAGGCCCATATGCTTGAGTCCGCGACCCGGCACGTTGAAGTTTCGTCCACGTCCAAGGCGGCGCATCGTCGGATGGACGAACACTTAGACGACCACAAGACCGGATCGGGGCGGCGTTGGGAATTGATCGTTGCCCTTGCTATCGCGGCCTTGTCCGGCGTCGGAACCCTGATCATGGCGTTGGTCCAACTGTACGCGAAGAAAGGTCCGTAACCGTTTTGGAAAGGGGAACTATCATGCGTTGGATTCTGGCGGTTTGGGTGCTGGTCGTGTTCACGGGCGCGGGGTGCGCGTCCAAGGATCGGGTCACGGAAGGGGACCGGGAATTGTCGCATCAAAACAAGGAAGCGGCAAAGGTCATTCAAGCCAAGACCGACAACCCGGAAGTCGTGGCCCCGGCAAAGGACATCGAAGCCAATTCCCAACAGCAATTGGAGAATTGGGGCGCGCCCAAGGAACCCAAGCCCTACAGCGCGACGGCTTCGAAGGAATCCCGGGACAAGTCCAAAGAGGAACACAAGGAAAGCCCGTTTTGGCCTGTCGCCATGGGCATACTTGGTACGGTCCTTGGTTGGGCGACCCGAGCAACCCCGCTTGGGAACATTCCCTTTTTGGGGAAGCTGATTGAATCGGTTTCCCCCCGGCTGGCGAATGGGGCCAGCAAAAACGAAGCGGTCGCCCTTGGTCTTCAAGTGGCTTTGGACGTGGGCCGGGACGAACTGGACAAGCTGGCCGCGCGCCTTCGCCAAGAACTTTCGGACAAGCCCGCGTTGGCCGCGCTGGTTCCCGATGGGCATATGCTGGTTGACGTTGTTCGAAGGGTCATGGCCGACCGGGGCTTGCTGGACGCCAATACGAAGTTGTACGCGAAGAACGACACGGGCGTTGCCTAGTCCGTTCGATACTACCCCCGAGCCCTGCCCGGGGAATAGTTAGGCCCGTACTCCATCCGGGCCGGGGAAGGCTCCCGCAAGGGGGCCTTTCTTTTTTGGTCTAGGTTCCTGCATGTCAACGGGAGTACCCCCCGGTATGGCCCTATTCATCGTGTAAGTAAAGTTTTTTTTATTAGTATATTAATCAACCCTTCCCCTTCCCCTCCCCCTAGGGGGGTACCCCCGTGACATGGCGTATTTTTATTTTAATTGCGCGTGTCGATTTGTGTTGACAACTTGGGTTAACCGTCGTATTATACGAGTGTAGTAAACGATCTTTGAAAACGGGGCCGCGAGTGACGCGGGGCGGAACCAAGACCCCCCAACCGATATCGAGCCCGGATTGACCGGGGCAGGGTTGGCGGGGTGCCGGGAGAAGGACGCGAAGAACCCGGACGCCAAAGGGAACGGTAGCCAAAACCGATAGAGATTGATGGAGGAAGAACCATGGCGGACAAGATGGACATTCGGCTTTCGATCTTCAACGGCAAGTACACGATTCAGAATCGGACCACGGGCGAACACCGAACCTTCATGGTCAAGACCCAAGCCGAAGACGCGAAGTTCGCGCCCGGAACGCGGGTCGTCGCGCTTCTGACGGGCTCCGACAACGATTCGGACGCCAGCTATCAGGGGTTCGGGTTCGTCAACTTGGACGGAATCCGGGTTTGGTCCAGCAAGCGCGGGACGCCGGACGGGAAGAAGTCGGCTTGGGAGTGGTACGCGGAAATGTTGTGGTCGCTGGCCGTGGACGCGGGGCATTCCGAATACGCCGACCGCTATACCCTTCTCATGGAAGGCCGTTGCGTCAAATGCAATCGGGTACTGACCGAGCCCGAAAGCATCCGAACGGGAATTGGCCCGGTTTGCGCCGGGCGGGAGGGAAAGGAGTAACCGGGGGACGGACGCCCCCGGCCCCATGTCGGGGCCGGGGAATCGAGTTTGGAGGAAAGGCCATGCGCGTTATCACGTCGGGCCGGACGGGGACCAAGGGCTACCTTATCCGCATGTCGGCGGTCGTGGAGTCCAAGACCGAGCCCAAGCCCGAGGAAGTCGCGGCCAAGGCCGGGTATCATCCGGCGGGCTACGGCTGTTACGATGCGGTCGTGACCCGGGAGCCGGACCTTGTGGACGGTTGGCTTGTCTGTTGGTCGCGCGGTTCGACGTGCGACTAGGGAGGAAGGACGATGGAAGACGAAACCAAAGTGGAATTCCGAGTCCATACGGACTTGCCCGGCGTCCCGCTTTGCGGCGTCTTGGCGTGTCCGTGCGGCGGGCAGTTCTTCCGCAAGCGTTCGCGCGGCGCGGAGTTCACCACGGGCGTTTGGAAGTGTTCCGGTTGTAAGGTCGAAATCGAGTTGGTCGAAAAACAGTAACCAAACTTTTTTGAAAGGACGGCAACCATGTTCACGATTACGGAAGGCACGGCGATTTCCCGCAAGGCCCTTGTCGGTATCCCGGTCACGTCCCGCGCCAAGGGCGAAGTCACCGACCGTTGGAAGGGCCTTCGCCATTCGGAGTTGGCCGACACCGTGGTTGACCGCGTGGAAAACGCGGGGTTCAAGATCAAGGGGGAGCGTTGGGCTACGGCCATGGACAACGCGGCGTTGTACGGGTCGTTGGACCTTCTGCCCGCCCCCGAAATGAAGATCGAAGTTCCGAAGGGCGTTGGGCTTTCCCTTGGGCTTCGTCACTCCAACAACGGGCGGTACGCGCTTACGTTCTTCGCCGGGGCGCGCGTGTTCGTTTGCTCCAACGGGATGATTTCCGAGCAGTTCACCCCGGGGGACCGCAAGCGGCATACCATGAACCTGAACCTTCAGGACACCATTGACGCCGGGCTTGTCCAGTTCGCGGACGGCGCGCGGGATTCGCTGGCGAAGGAAATCAAGGCCCTTCAGGGCATGGACTATTCTTCGGAACTGAAGGTCCATCACGTCCTTTGCAGGACGGGCGCGCTTGGGCTGGTCCCGTGGTCACAGTTGGGCAAGGTCGAAGCGGCTTGGCGGACGCCCCCGCACCCCGAGTTCAAGCCGCGCAACGGCTGGTCGCTGTACAATGCGTTTACCGAAGTCGCCAAGTCCTTCAGCCCGGCGAATCAGGCCAAGAGCATTTCGGGGATTCGCACGGTCTTTCAGGAAGCGGCGCGGGACGCGCGGTTCCGGTCCAACTAGGGTCGGAATTCCCTTGACTAGACCCCCTGTCGGGGTATAGTTGAAATCTCAAGCCAAGGCCCCGGGGGGAGCCCTACGCTATGCGTGGGGCGAACCCCCGGGGCGGCGGCGACCGCGACCGGACGGGGAATCCGGCGACTTGTCAATACAGGGAATGTAGCCATGCCGAAAATCGCGTATCTCGATAAGCGGTTCAACGCTTCTTCGCGCGAAATCATCCGAAAGGCCAACGCCATAATCGAAGAGTACGCCCAACAGGGTTTCGATTTGACGTTGCGGCAGTTGTTCTACCAGTTCGTTAGCCGAGACTTCCTGAAGAACAGCCAGAAAGAATACAAGCGGCTAGGCCAAATCATTTCGGACGCGCGGCTTGCCGGGCTGGTCGATTGGGAAGCAATCACGGATCGGACCCGCAATCTTCGCGGCCTGTCCCATTGGGACAACCCGGAGGAAATCATCCGGTCGGCGTCGGAGTCCTTCCGGCTGGACAAATGGGCGGACCAGAAGTTCCGGCCCGAAGTCTGGATCGAAAAGGACGCGCTGGCCGGGGTCTTCGAAGGGGTTTGCCAATCTCTCGACGTGCCGTACTTCTCTTGCCGTGGTTACACGTCGCAATCCGAAATGTGGGCAGCGGCCCAACGGATGCTTCGTTGGAAGAAGGCCGGGCAAACGCCCGTCGTGTTCCACTTCGGGGACCATGACCCTTCGGGAAAGGACATGACCCGCGACATTGTGGACCGTCTCACGCTGTTCATGGGCGGAATCAAGTTGGAACGGCTGGCCCTGAACATGGATCAAATCGAGCAATACAACCCGCCGCCCAACCCGGCCAAGCTGACCGACACGCGGGCGGAAGCGTACATCGCGGAGTTTGGCGCGGAGTCGTGGGAGTTGGACGCGCTGGACCCGAAGGTTTTGGCCGCGCTGGTCCAAGCCGCCGTGAAGTCCGTTCGGGACGAAAAGGCTTGGAAGGCCAGCGTAGCCGAAGAGAACGAACAGCGCAAAGACCTTTCGGCTTGCTCCGACCGTTGGGAAGACGTGGTGGATTTCCTCAATGAGTAAACCCAAGTCGGTTCGGGAAGCATACGACGCCGGGTATTGCACGGCGAAGTATTGCCGCGACTTGGTAGGTTCAGGGGAAGGGGTCCAAGACCATACGGACCCGGACAACCCGCAACGCTATTGTTGGTCCTGCTATCAAAAGCTGGAAGCCAAGCGCGAAGCGGAATCCAAGTTCGTACCGGACTTGGAGCCCCAACCCGAGCCCGCCCCGAAGCCCCGGCGCGTGGTCGTCGTGCGGAGGAAGCACTAGCCATGCGGCCCGCCCTTCCCCATCAAGTCAAAGGAATTGGCTACTGTTCCCGGTTCCATCATCCCGCGTTGTTTATGGAAATGCGGCTAGGGAAAACCCTAGTCGCTATCCGCGCGTGTCGCAAATGGGGGGTCAAGGCCGTTTTGGTCTTGGCCCCCCTTTCCGTTTTGAAGTCTTGGGAAACCGAGTTGAAGGAAGAAGGGGAGTCTTGGATTTCGTCCCCGGACTCCGACCAACTCGATTTCGAATCCCCGCCGGACGGAAAAATTGCTTGGGTCTTGGTCAACTTCGAAAGGTTGTTGGCGGGGTTCAAGGCTTGCGACAATCCCCAAGACCAGCCGGAAGACAAGTCCCAAGAACGGCGGTTCCGTCGTTTACTCGCGCGGTTCAAGCGTTGCGATTACGACGACTCGCCCCGGCTGGCCGCGTGGTCCGCGTGGGAATCCCAATTCGATACGGTCATAGTGGACGAATCAACCCGCATCAAGAACCCGAAGGCCATGATTACGCGGTTGGTCACGACCGCCTTTCGGGGCGCGGACCATCGGGCGATTCTGTCGGGGCTACCGAACCCGGAAGGCCCGCTAGACTTCGTGGAGCAATTCCGGTTCCTGCACGGTCGGTTCATGCGGGCCAAAACCTATTGGTCCTTCCGGGCGCGCAACTTCGAACCTTTGGACTATCAATGGGTGCCTAAGCCCGGGGTCCGTCAAGGGATCAAGGCCGAAGTCGGTAGGTTGTCCTTCATCATGAGCCGCAAGGAAGCGGGGATCGGTTCGAAGAAGATTTATTCGCGTCGTTATATCCAACCGACTACGGAACAAACCGAGTTGTTCGACCAAGTGGAAGGCGAATACCGTTTGGGCGAACAGGAAACGAAATATTCCCTTGTAATCCATTCGTGGTTGGGTAGAATTGCCGGGGGTCACGGGGAGGATTGGAACGTTGTATCCGAGAGAAAGGGACGAGAAGTCGTGACGCTGCTAGAGGGGGAACTAAGGCGCGAACCCGCCTTGGTCCTGTTCCGCTTCAATGCGGAACTCCGCTTGGTCGCCGGGATGCTTCGCCGGGCTCGAATCCCGTTCGTATGGATTACGGGCGAGACTTCGCCGGACGAACGCCACGCGCGGCGGCTTCTCTTTCAGAAAGGGCGTGCCCGGGTCGCCCTTCTGCAAATAAAGGTTTGCAAGTACGGGCTGGACTTCTCCCGCGCGTCCACGTCGATCTACTATTCCAATTCGTTTTCGCTGGACGAACGGCGGCAGTCCGAAGATCGTATCATCCATCCCATGAAGAAAGACCCGCTCTTGTATATCGACTTGTTGACGCGGGACTCCGTGGACGAATCGCTTTCGGAAGCGTTGCGGATCAAGGGCGCGGATTCGTCTTGGTTCCTCCGTAAGTTCTTCCAGCTTGAAAGGGAACGCATTGTCCGCCGTCTTCGTGTCTCTTGACCCGGGCCAGCGCACGGGCGTTGCCGTTTGGTCCAACGACCAACGGCGGGCCTTGGTTCCGCCCTTGACCGTGGACTACTGGACGGCCACGGAAGGGGATTGGGCGTTGCGTTGCCGGGCCTTGGGCTTCAAGCTGCACGGCTTCCTAAGCACGAACCGTAACCGGGGCGTGTCCAACGTCATTTGTGAACTCCCGGCCTTCTTCGAAGGGGAGAAGGGCCACGCGGCAGCGGCCAAGGGCGACGTCGTGAAGCTGTCCTATTTGGTCGGGGTATATGCCGGAATGTGTCACGCCCAAGGGGTAGGCTTCACGCTAGTTCCGGTTCGGGAGTGGAAGGGCCAGCTTTCGAAGAAGATCGTAGCGGCAAGGATTCGAAAGCGGATCGGGGATCAAGCGTTGGACGACATGGAGTTTCACGGGGACATTTGGGACGCCGTGGGGATAGGTCTATACGTGAAGGGACATTTCTAATGGACATTCGAAAAGAGTTCGAAGAGTGGATCAACTGCCGGAAGTGTCCCTTGGGGGAGCGGGCCAAGTTCCACGTCCTAGGCCGGGGCGAACTCCCGGCGCAAGTCCTGTTCGTGGGGGAAGGTCCGGGCAAGTCCGAAGACGTGTTGGGAGAAGCCTTCATCGGCCCCGCCGGGAAGCTGTTGGACAAGGCCGTTTCGTTCGCCAACAAGAAAAAGGCCCCGGTCTACTTCACGAACTTGGTTGCTTGCCGACCGTGCGACCGGATCGGCGCGCCCAACCGCCAGCCGGAAGGCTCCGAAATCTTGGCGTGTTTGCCGCGTCTTCAGAAAGCCGTGAAAATCTCCGGGGCGCGCGGCATAGTGCTTTGTGGAAAACTGCCCCAACTCGTTTTCGCAAAGTTCATGCAATGGCCCGAACCCGTAGTCAAGCCGTCCATTCTGGAAATCCCCCATCCGGCTTGGGTGCTTCGACGGGGAGGGGATCAATCCGCCGATTGGCCTAACTACGTGTCCAAACTGGTTTCGTTTTTTGGAAAGGTAACGACATGAAGAAGGCCGCGCCGCCCAAACCCTACGACATGGAGTCGGACGGAGTAACCCAAAGCCTGTTGGGGATGTTCTTCGAATGCCGCCAGAAGTCAAGCATCTACCTTGACCGATGGTCGCCGTTGAAGGTCGCCCAACCCTTGCTTCACGGCATCTTGACCCATCGGGTTTTGGAAGTCGTCCACGAACAGCAACGGAAGGCGAAAAAGACGCCGGGCCGGGAGTCCATCATCAAGACCGTTCAAGCCGTGTTGGACGAACACGAACGCAAGGACGGGTCGCGCTGGTCGGCGGAAGAAACGGAGAAGTTTGAAACGGTGGGCGCGCAAATGCTGGCGGTCCTGCCGGAATACTTCGCCTATTGGGACGTGAAGAAGCCCCTTGATTGGGTGGACGTGGAAGGGGTCTTCCGGGTTCCCTTTTGTTTCGACACCGTGTCCATTCCCAACCGCCGGACTTGGCTTATGGGACGCTTCGACGGCGTGTATACGTCCAAGACCAAATCCCTTTGGCTGTTCGACGCGAAGAACAAATCGCAAATCGTGGAAGAACAGCTTGGGGAAACCTTGCTCCGTGACTTCCAAATCAACTTCTACTTGCTGGCCGTCCGCATTCTCACGGGCAAGATTCCGGCGGGCTTCCTGTACAACGTGATTCGCCGTCCCAACCTGAAAGTCGGCAAGGCCGAATCGTTGGACCAGTACCGCGCCCGCATCGTGGAGCATATCAAGGAAGAACCGGAACACTACTTCAAGCGGTACGAAGTATGCGTGTCCAAGTCCGACCTTGACCAATTCGAAAAGGAGTTGCGAGAAGTCCTTTCAGACTTCTACGCATGGTCCAAGGCCGGGCGTCCCGTGCGGCTGTTCGGCCAGCCGTGTATCAACAAGTTCGGAATGTGTCCGAACATCCCGATTTGCTACAACGACAACCGGGCGACCTTCTACCAGCGTCCGGCGGTCTTCGCGGAATTGGAGGAATAACCATGGTCCTGAAGAAGAAGGTTGCGCCCGCCGCGCCCGTGCTGACCCTGCCGGACGAACCTACGGTCCCCGTTGGGGAGTTGGGCCGCTATTCGATGCTTCTCTACGGGTTGGAGAAGATCGGCAAAACGTCCTTGGCCGCGCAGTTCCCCGAAGCGTTCTTCCTCTTGTGCGAACCCGGCGGCAAGGCTTTGTCGCTGTTCTCCCGGGAAGTGAAGAACTGGGGCCAGTTCAAGACCTACCTTGACCTTCTGGACAAGAACCCTACCCGGTTCGGAACCGTGGTCGTGGACACCGTGGACTTGGCGTTCAAGTATTGCGAAGAATACATGCTTCGCAAACTTGGGATCGTCCACGAATCGGACGAAGAATGGGGCAAGGGCTGGTCGCTGGTCCGAAACGAATTCGCTATGACCATGGCCCGAATCATCAACGGGCCGCGCGGAACGATCTTCATTTCCCACGCGACCGAAAAGAAGCTGAAGCGGCGCGACGGTAGGTCGTCGGATAGGATCGTCCCGACGATGCCCAACCAAGCCCGGCAAGTCTTGGAGCCCATGGTTGACATTTGGGCTTACTATCAGTACAGCGACGGCGGGAAGCGAATCCTTACGATCCGGGGCGACGACTTCATAGCCGCCGGGCATCGGGTCAAGGAACACTTCGTCGGCGTGACCGATGTTTCCATGGGCGATTCGCCCGAAGAGGGATATAGAAACTACGTCGCGGCCTTCAACAAGACCGCGCCCGTTGCCCCGGCAGGGGAGAAAGGAGGGGAATCGAAGCGCGTTGTTCGCATCGTCCGGCGATAGCAGTAAAGGGAAGTGGAACGACTTTGACTTAGAATGAAAGGGATTTGAAATGGCATCCGAGTTTTCCAATCGGCTGAAGAAGTTGGGCGCGAACTGGAAGAAGGCCAGCAAGCGCGACCCTTCCGAGTTCGGCGGGTCTTCCGTCGAAGACGGAATCTACCGTCTCCGCATCACGGAATGCGAGTTGACGGAATCCGTTTCCTCCGGTCGGCTCCAAATCCATTGGGGCTTCACCGTGGAGGAAGGCGATTCCAAGGGCGAACAGGTTCACGACTACGACGGCTTGGAGTCGGAAGACAACTTGTTTTTCCTTCAGCGGAAACTTGCCCGGTTGGGCAAGGAAGTTCCCGAAGACATTTCGGCAATCGAACCCGTGTTGGCCGAAATCGTCAAGGAACGGCCCTTGATCCGTGGCCGGGTCAAGACCAAGGACGACTTCACGCACGTCTATATCAACAAGATGTTGGACGACAAGGGGCAGGACGTGGAGTTCGCGGAGCCGGACGGCGCGGAGCCCGAGCCCGAGGAAGAAGGCGGCGAGGAAGCCGCCCCGGAAGCGGAGCCCGAAGCCGCCCCGGAGGAAGTCCAGCCGGAAGCCGAAGCGGAGCCCGCCGCCGAAGCGGAACCCGAGGGGGTCGCGCTGGAAGAGGGAATGCGCGTGACCTTCAAGAGCAAGGGCGCGGACGTCGAAGGCGAAATCGTGGAGTTCGTGGAGAACGACACGAAAGCCCGGGTCAAGACCGACGCGGGCGTTTACAAGGTCGCCGTGGACGCCCTGTCCCCCGTGGAAGGCGAAGCGGAGCCCGAGCCCGAGCCCGAGCCGGAACCGGAGCCGAAGAAGAAGGCCCCGGCCAAGGCTCCCGCCAAGGCCCCGGCGAAGCCCGCCCCGACCAAGACGACGGGGAAGGTTTCCAAGGTCAAGCGGTAGTCCACTACCTACCGGAGTCCGGGGGGCGGGCCTGTTGTCCGCTCCCCGGCCCGGTCCTTGGCCCGTCGTCTAATGGTAGGACAAGGGACTTTGAATCCCTTTATCTAGGTTCGAATCCTAGCGGGCCAGCCAAAGGGCTTTGATGGAGACTACGGCCCATGGGCGCGCTTCGGGAATATCTGGCGTCGTTGCCCCCGGCAGTCAAGAAAGTACAAGACATCGTAGGGGACCACGAAACCCTAGTTGCTTTGAAATCCCCGGTTGCTTGCGACACGGAAACGACCGGGCTTAACCCGTGGTTGGGCGACCGCCCTTATGCCTTCAGCTTTTGCGATTGCGAAGGCCGAAAGGCGTTCGTCCGTGGCCGGGTCGATCCGCTGACCCGCGAAGTTTCCATAGCCAAACCCGATTGGCGTTCCATGGTCAACTTCTTCGGGGACGCCAACGGCGTTCGGGTTTTCCACCACGCCAAGTTCGATATCAGGATGTTGGAATCCACGGGCATTCAGGTTAGGGGCAAGATCGAAGAAACGATGTTCGCCCTTCACGCCCTGCACAACATGGAACCTAGCTTCAAGCTGAAGAAGTTGGGCGCGAAGTACCTTGACATTCCCGACGACGACGAAAAGGAATTGAGAAAGGCGACGGCCAAGGCCCGGCTTCAGGCTAAGAAGAAGGGTTGGAAGATTGCCGAAAAGGGTTCGCACGGCGACGACCCCATAGCCGCCGACTATTGGCTTGCGCCGGAAGAACTTTTGAAGCGGTACGCGCTGACGGATGCGGAGCGGACCATTCTTCTTTGGCTTATGGCCGATGGGGTCTTAGACGAAGAGGAAGTCCGAGACACTTACGAACGGGAAATGCGGTTGTTCCCCGTGACCTACGGCGCGGAGTCTCGCGGGGTCAAGATCGAAAAGGCCGTGGTGGATCGGGAAATCGTCAACCACGAATCCGCTTTGAAAAAGGCTTTGGACGAACTACAGAAGTGGAAGCCGGGGATCAATCTTAATTCCCCCATTCAGCTTCGGCGGTTCATGTACCAGCCCAAAGAGAAGGGCGGGCTTGGGATTCCCCCGGTCTACGACAAGGACACGGGCAACGAGACGACCGACGCGGAAGCGTTGCAGGGAATCCAACATCCTTTCGCGCGGCTTGTGTCAAGGGTCCGGGCGCATGAAAAGGCCCTGTCGTCCTTCTTCCTGAAGTATCGCGCCCTGTCGATTCCCGACCCGCTCAACCCCGGCGGGCTGGTCCTGCATCCCGACTTTCAGCAAGTCGGTCCCGTCACGGGCCGCTACTCCTGCCGTCAACCCAACCTTCAAAACGTGGCCGACGCCAGCGGAGCGGGATTCACCACGGAGCCCATTCAAGCCCGAACCCCTTTCGGACCTAGGCCGGGATACGTTTGGTATCACTTCGACTTCAGCCAGCTTGAACTACGCATCTTCGCGGACGTGGCGCAAGAACCGACCATGTTAACCGCCATTCACGAAGGCGGCGACATTCACGGCAACACGGCCCGGAAGATTTGGGGACGCCAGCGGCCCGAAGCCGCAATCAAGGCGGCGGTATCCGCCCTTGGGCTGGACGGAAAGGAAGCGGAGAACACCCCGAAGGCAATCGAAACAGTCAAGGCCCTTCGAAGCAAGCGGCCCACGCTCAAAGAAGAAGGGTTGGCCGTGCTTTGGCTGGATCAATTCGATTGGGACATCAACAAGGCCGAAGCATCAATCGACAAAAAGAACAGCCGGAAGAAGGCGAAAATCATCAACTTCCTAACCGTTTACGGCGGTTGGGCGGACGCCGTGGCGTCGAAGCTGGTTTGCACTAGGTCCGAAGCCGAAGAGTTGTTGGAAGAGTACCACGCGACCTTCGACCGAATCCGGCCCTACTCCGAAGAACTTTCGTCGCTTGTATACCGGGATGGTTTTATCCGAAACCGTTTCAACCGGAAACTTTGGGTTGATCCCGATTACGCTTACCGTGCGGTAAACTACATGGTACAGGGATCGGCGGCGGACTTGCTAAAGGACCGGATGATTGCCGTTGCCGAATATCTTTCGAAGATGCGGGCGAGGGGGATAGATGCCCACTTGGTCCTTACCATTCACGACGAAATCGTTATCGAAATCAAATGGGGTCACGTCTTCCCTTGGTTCCTTCGGAGAGTCCGGCGGATCATGGAAGACCACGGCGGGCGGTTCGGGCTCCCGCTTCCCGTGGACGTGGCACGAACCGTTACCCGCTGGAACGAAAAGAAGGAACTGAAAGACTTCCGATAGAGGGGAGAAGGCGCGCGAATGATTACGGAAGAAGCGGCGAAAGCCGTTCGGGGTTTCGTATCCCATGGGGTCGTGTTCCACGACATGACCGGGGATCAAGTCATAGGAGATTGTCCGTTTTCCGGGTCCGCCAAAAAGTTCTATGTCAATTGGCGGAACAAACTTTGGGACTGTAAAGTTTGCGGGATGAAAGGGAACTTCGAATCCTTCCTAGCCCAAATCGGGAAGGAAAACACGGAGTTCTATAGGCAAACGCCAGAAGCCCAATCTACGTTGGCCGCGAACCGACAGCTTCCCAAGTCGGCCTTCGTGCGTTGGGAAGTCGGCTTCAACGGCGAGTCTTACACCATTCCGATTCGGAACGAAAAGGGCAAAATCGTTGATCTTCGCGGCTGGCGTCCGAAGCGGAAGTCCATGTCAACGCCCGGGGTCAATACCGGGTTGTTCGGCCACGACCAGCTACACGACCCCAAGCGCGCCAAGGAACCCGTCTACATTTGCGAAGGCGAATGGGACGCCATGGCCCTTGACTGGTTGCTCCGTCTTATTCAGAAACCCGGGGTTGTGGTCGGTCTCCCGGGGGCTAACACTCTGAAAACGGAATGGGTTCCTTCGTTCAAGGGCCGGGACGTTCGCGCCATGTACGACGCCGACGAAGCCGGGGCGCAAGGGGAAGCGCGCTGCTACGAACTCCTGTCCACGGCGGCTAAGTCCCTCCGGTTCGTGGAGTGGCCCGCCGACTCGCCGGACGGTTTCGATACTCGGGACTGGATCGTTGCCGGGGCGGTCAAGGGGAAGAAGCCCAAGGCTTGCTTCGCGGCCTTGGAAGCCATGATCCGGCGGACGAAGCCCCGGTCCAAGACCGCCGCCAAGGGAGAAGAGGAAGAAAAGGAAGCCGAGTCCAAGCCCGAGTTGAAACCGATTTCGCGCCAAGAACTGTTCGCGGAGTATAAGAAATGGCTTCATATGCGGGACGATGAAGCCTTGGCGGTCATGTTCGGAACGTGCTTCGCCAACCGTCTTCACGGCGACCCGCTTTGGCTTTTCTTCGTCGCGCCCCCGGGCGGCATGAAGTCCGAACTTCTCATGTCCCTTTCGAATTGCGACGAAACCTATTCGGTTTCGACTCTAACGCCCCATGCTCTTGTGTCCGGCGCGTCTTGGGTCGGGGGCGAAGACCCGTCCTTGATTCCGAAGCTTGATAAAAAAGTCCTGATCATTAAGGACTTTACGACCACGCTTCAAATGAACCCCATGGCCCGGGACGAAATCTTCGGACAGCTTCGGGACGCTTACGACGGCAAATTCGAAAAGGTTTTCGGTAACGGGATAGTCCGCCGTTATAACTCCACGTTCGGCATTATCGCGGGCGTTACTCCCAACATTGACGCTTTCAGTTCCCTTCACTCCGGGTTGGGCGAAAGGTTTTTGAAGTACAGGCTTGAAGGGAACACGGTTCACTTGGACGAACTGGAAAGGATCATGCGCGCAATCGGGAACATCAACAAGGAAAACACGATGCGCGATTCGATCAAGGAAGCCGCCGCGCGCTTCCTTTCTCAGAAGATGCCGGACCCCGCCCCCGAACTGACTATGGACATGCGGTTGAAGGTCGGCAACCTTTCCATGCTGGCGGCTCGAATGCGCGGAGTCGTCAACCGGGACAAGTACGATTACCGCCTTATGACCAACAAGGCCAGCTTTGAAATCGGAACCCGATTGGGAAAGCAATTGTCCCGGCTTGCTATGGGGGTCGCAATCTACTACGGGGAGAAGACCCCTAGCGAAAGGACTTACAAGTTGGTTACGCGGGTCGCCATGTCCACGGTCCCCGACAAAATCGAGGAAGTGATACACGGACTTTGGAAGTTGTGTCCCAACCCGAATAGCACGGCCCCCACCCCGGCGGTAAACAAGGCTTGCCCGATGCTGACCCCTTCAACCGTGTTCCGAACCTTGCAAGACTTGGCCGCTATCGGTATGGTTAAACAAGTAGGGACGGGGGCCAAGTACCAATGGCAATTGGACGAATCCGTTAAGAACTTGATTAAGGGAGCGAATGCTTATGGCGTGGCACGGCTCGATTAGGATTGGGGAGTCCGAAGGCGGACACGTCTTGGTTTTGTACCGGGGCGAAGCCCGCGTCTACGACTTGCAGGACGCGGAGAACGTGGCGAAGTTGCGCCGGGTCGCCAGCACGAACCATGCCGCCGGGATGAAGTTCCTATCCCGTTTCGCCCGGGTTCCCGACGCGGAAAAGGCCCACGTCCAAGCCCTGAAGTCCGGCAACGCGGCAGAGTTCAAAGCCATTTTGGACGCTATCAAGGCGGCGACCAAGCGGACGGAACCGCCCCCGCCCGCTCCCCCGCCCAAGAAAGGCAAGGGAAAATGACGGACGAACTTCCCGACCGTCTCAACATGGACAAGGCTTCTTCCGCGTTCAAGAACCTTGCGGGGAAGACGACCTATAAGGAACTCCAAAAGGTCTTGGCCGAACGCGGGTCATCCGTGTTTCGTGGCAGTATCAAGAGGGACGCCCAACAGAAGTCGGAGCGGGAAGCCCGGGAACGAGCGCAGGAAATCGCCCGGCTTCGCGCGGAAGAAGAGGAATGCGGACGGCTGGCGTCAGAGTCGGACAAGGCCGGAAACTTCAAACGGTTTGCGCGCTTCTGGAACAGGATGGACGCGGCGCGTCAAGGACTGATCCGGCTTGGGGCGGCGGGGCCGGGAGCCTAGGACGTGGCCCGCGCGGATAGAGAACGGGCCTATTTCAGAAGGTTGGAATTGGTCAAGAAACTTGGCGGGAAATGCGTCGATTGCGGGACGAAGGGGACGCCGAAGAACCCGCTTGAAATCGACCACGTTAACGGCAGGAATTACGACTTGCGGAAAATGGACCCGTCTTGGCGCGTGTCTCGGTACTGGCAAGAGTTCCGAAACGGCGTTGAACTCGCCGTGCGTTGCAAGCGTTGTAACGCCAACGCCCACAAGTAAGGGGGAGCAATGGAAGAGAAGTTGATTCACAAGGAAGGGCCGTTCCACTTCATGTTGGACCGGGAAGGGAAAATCCGAATCGACTTGCCGGACGGTCACGGCCCCAAGCTGTCCAAGGATGAAGTCCGCCAGCTTTCCCGGGGCGCGCGGTTCGTAGCGGGGTCGTTGGAGAACGCCGCGCCCTACCCCGGCCCGGTATGCCGTCACCGTTGCCGGACGTGCGACGAAGTTTGGACGCACGACCCCGAGAAACTCGAATGCCGTTGGGCCTACGATGATCTTTGCGGCGATTGCGCCGGGATGGAAAGGACCAAATGAGAAAGCTAACCGACTTGGAAGCCTTGGACGCGGAAAGGGAATTCCAGCTATTCAACGAACCCCGGAAGGATTCCCCGCCCAACGAACGGGAAGCGTTCATGGCCGGGCTACAATTCCAATTGGGCATGGCGGACAAGGCTAGGGCGCGGGAAGTGTTCGAGCAAGAACGGTTCAAGCGCGCTTGGATTCTCGCGCGCCAAATGTCCGCCGTGTCCGCCCAAACCATTTTGGTTTTGAACAACGTCCGAAAGCGGCTGATCATAGGGCCGGACCAAAAGCCCGTGGACACGCTGGGAATCGGCAAGACCATTGAGACGGTCGCCAGCGCGCTAAAGTCCGCCGAAAAGGTCTTGGAAATCCTGAAGGTCGTACAACCGGACGGCAACGGGAATCCCATCCTTCCCAAGTTGCCGGAAGCGGGGGGCAACTAATGGGGAAATGCTGCAAGGAACACAAGCCCATGGACAAGGCCCGCGTGTTCGGGGTCGGGCTTTCTAGGACGGGGACTTCCAGCTTGACCAAGGCCCTAAGCGTGTTGGGCTGGAAGGCCGTTCATTGGCCGCTGTCCATCAAAGAGATTTGCGCGGCGGAAGCGGCCACGGACATAACCGTATCGGTACGTTTCCGCGAGTTGGACCAGTCCTTCCCCGGCTCCAAGTTCGTCTTGACCGTTCGCGCGGTCGGGTCTTGGATGGAGTCCCTTCGATCCTACTTCGACCTTGCCCATGCCCGCTACGTGAAGCGGAGTCTTTATCCCGCCCAATGGGATTTCGTCGCGGACGCCGAACGAAAGCTATACGGAAAACTGTTGGGCTTCTCCAAGTTCACGGACGAACAATTGTTCGACGCATACAACAACCACGAAAGGGCCGTCCGAAGATACTTCACGACCCGACCCGCTCAACTGCTGGTCTTTGACGTGTCGGAAGGATGGTCCCCGCTTTGCCGATTCTTGGGCGTTCCGATCCCGGCGGAACGATTCCCCCATTGGAACCGGGTAGAGGATAAGCCCCGATGATCGTTTGGATTACGGGCCTACCGTGTTCGGGAAAAACGACCTTGGCCTACGAACTCCACAAGCGGATTGCCCTTGGCCGCGCGGTCGTGCTGGACGCCGAAGACATGCGGTCGAACTTGTGGCCGGAAATCGGCTACAGCGACCAAGACCGCCGGGACAATATGCAGCGGTTGGGCTACCTTGCCCGGATGTTCTCCCAACTTGGTTTGGTCGCCATTGTCGCGGCGGTATCCCCCTTCAGAGATACCCGCAACACGATTCGGGCTTGCAACCCCGGGGTGTTCTTCGAAGTGTATTTGGAATGCCCGTTCGATGCGCGTTATGCGCGGGACAAGCGCGGCATACTTGGCCCGCCTACGTGGAGTCGGGACGAATCGTATTACGAACCCCCGGGTATGCCGGAAATCCACGGCCATACGGACACGGAATCCCCCGACGCGCTGGCCGACCGCGTTATACGGGCCATGGTCGAAAAGGGGCTGGTCCATGCCCATTGATCCGACCGGACCCGCCGTCATGGTCGCGGCGCGCGGCGCGGTATGGTGGGGCTATGCCGTCGAACGCCGGGGCAAGCGCGAAGCGTGGTTGATCCAGTCCCCGGACGGCGGTTTCCGGTACGCTTCCATTCATGCGACTTTGTATCACTACGACCCCAAAGCGTTCGCGGCCTTGGCCGCGCTGCATCGGGACTTGGAGCCCCGCGACCCGGAGTTCGAAAAGGAATGGCGGGCCATAGTCGATAGGCTCGAATTGTTTTCACCGAAATCTACTTGACTTGACCCCGTGACTAGGTAAGACTTATGGACGAAATGACTATCGAAGAGTACCGCGAGAACCTGAAGACGTGCGCGCTTGCTTCGATGTTCTTGGAGCGGGTCAACGTCCCCGACATGCTGGAACGGATCGAACGCGCCGACGCATTCGGCGGCATGATCGACCCCACGCTTTACAGGGAAAAGCGCGGGGCCATGATGGAAGACAAGGAACTTTTGGAAGCGGCCTTGCCCCTTTGGAGATACGCCCAAAAGGTCCGCGAGTCCATCAACCAAAAGGCTTTGGAGGAACGGAAGAAAGCGGAAACGGCATAACAAACCATCCCTCTTCGGATCTACTTAGGCCCCCAAAACGTCTTGGGGGAAGTTGGAACCGATGGAGGGTTGGACCATGAAGGAAATCCCGGTTGCGTTCATGGACGGTTCGGGGCGGAAAGCCATTCTCATACTTGATGGAGGGTCCAACATGGCGCGCAAGTTCCCCGTGTTCGAAGTATTCCACTCCAACCGCGCGAAGGAATACCGTTGGCGGCTCCGTTCGACCAACGGCGAAATCGTCGCGGCGTCCGGCGACGGCTTCAAGCAGCGCGCGGGGGTCGTGAACGCCATTCGCGCGGTCAAGCTGGCGGCGGCGCGGGGCGTGGTCGAAGCGGTCAAGGTCGTTCCCAAGCGGCTGTTGCGGAAGCCCAAGGCCGCGAAGCCCAAGGCGAATAAGGCCAGCTAACCAACCGCCTTTTCCTCCCTCTCTCGGGGCCGGGTAGCAATACCCGGCCTTTTTTATTTTGCCACTTGACTTTATGGCATAAAGTTGTATAGTTAGGCAGAGTGAAAGGAGGAACGACGATGCTTACCCCGGAGGAAATGAAGGCCCGGCGCGCCCCGTGCGAGTTCCAGTCAAGGCCGTACTTCCCGATTGATCCCCGACCGGACGGCGACGACCTTTGGGACCGCTACTTCCGGCTGGTCCTTCGTCACCACGTCGGAGCCGAAACCGAAGTCCGTTGGATCGACGAACCCAACGTGGTTTACGGTTGGGTAATCGGACTTGCCCCGCGTTGAAACCTTTATGGCATAAAGTCTTTTTATGACATAAAGTGTCAACACTTTACGTAAATTGTCACAACGGAACCGCGAACGCGCTTCAAAAATCGCTTGGCACGAAACTTGCAGTAAGTAGGTAGTCGGGTCGGATGGTCCGGCCCAATGCTCTTTGGAAATCGGAAAGGAGGAACGGCTTGAACATTGAGCAAGCCTACGAACGGACCAACGCCGTTAAGCCCGAAGGCACGGTCACGCCACTTACCTTTGAGGAAGCGGAGAAGGCAATCCGAAAGATGTTCCGCCACTTGAAGGGGCGTCGGTTCCCTTACCGCATCGTGGAGACTTCCGGCAACCGCTACACTTGGCTAAGGGGATCGGAGTTCCGCGTCAACGTGGGCAACGGCTGGTCGGACTTGATCCACTTGTTTTCCCATTGGTTCCATAGGGAGTACGTCGGGGGTCGGCCCCACTCCAAGAAACACGCCCGGCTTGAAAAGAACCTTCGCAAGTGGGCCGTGGCGCGGGGCTGGTTCAACGGATCGTTGAAGCCCAAGCCCAAGGAACCGAAGCCGGAACCCGTGGCCGCGCCCGTGGACTTCGTGGCAAAGCGCGAAGCCAAGGCGCGTCGGATGCTGGCGAAGTGGGAACGCAAGTTGGAGTTGGCGAAGGGCCATCTTCAGAAGTGGCGGGCCAAGGTCCGCTACTACGACAGGAAGAAGACGGCCAGCGCGTAGGGCCTTGGAGTAGAGGGAAGGAAAGGGCGGGGCCGAAAGGCCCCGCCCGCATGGGCCTACCAAGGACGGACCGCGTGTAGGTTGGATACTCGCGGCGGGGGTTCGATTCCCCATAGGTCCACCAATATTGATCGGACCAACAGGATTTCGGTTGACTTTATGGAATGCCCGGCTACGATTGTGTAGCCGATTGATGGAGGAATGGACATGGCTAAGGCTCGAATCGAGTACGCGGCGGTTGTCGGCACGGGACAGTTTCCTTTCGACATGCTCCGTTACGACTTCTGTTCCCCGGCGTCGGAGTCCAAGGACTGTTCGCAGTTGGGGCGGCTGACCGACCCGACCCTTTCGGACAAGGCCACGGCGGAAGAGTTCATCAAGATTCGGGTTGTCGTGGTCAAGCGCGTGTTCGCGGATTGCGTGGGCGGGGACTGGACGCCCGCGCGCTGGCAATCCTTCGGTTGGGAACTGGTCGCGGGCATGGGGCGGCGTCGATTCGAGTACGAAGACGACGCGCGCCGGGCCGGGGAGAACTACGCCGCGTCCCTTCGGATGCACAACAACCATATGCGGAAGGGGACCAACAATGGTTAGCCGCCGCGTTTGGTGCATCAAACTAAAGCCGCGCGACTTGGACGGCAAAGCGGGCGGGTACTGGTCCGCCAAACCCGGCGACGACATGAAGGCCGGAACCTACGGCGAAGGGTTCGCGGGGGAAGCCTTGGTCGTGCTGCTGGACGACGATTCCGGGGACTGGTTCGCGGGCTTGGCCCATGCCGCCGGATGCGAAGGCGGGGCGGGTTGCCGACACGCGGCGGGGCTGGCGGTCAAGGCCCTGTTGGAGAAGGCGGGCGTTTCGCTGGAAGTGAAGACCAAACGGACCAAGCGAGTTTCGCGGGCCGCGCAATGGGCCGACGCATGTTCCCGGGCGTCCGATGCCCTTTCGACGCTGGCCGAACTCAAGTCCGAATACGAATCGTGGAGGGACAATCTTCCCGAGAACTTGCAAACGTCGGCGGTCGGGGAAAAGCTGGATGCGGTTTGCGACCTTGACCTTGATTCGTGCGTGTCCACCATTGAGGAAGCGGAAGGCTTGGACCTTCCCCTTGGGTACGGAAAGGACTAGGGGCCATGCTTTGCGCGAACGTGAATTGCGACCGGGGCAAGGGCAAGCGCAAGGGCCAGCGCGCTACCTTCCGCAAGGGGAAGAAGTGGTCCAAGTATTGTTCCCCGGCTTGCGGGTTCGCCGTTCGACAGCTTCGCTACTACCATCGGACGGCGGGGCGCAAGTGAAACGGTTTTGGCTGGCGGTCTTGTTACTCGCATTCGTGGGGGGATGCGCCAATCGTCCCCGTGTCCCGCGCCCGGGGTACGACTTCCCCGTATGGCGGGCGGGTCATGACTACATCCCGCCGACGTGGAAGCATTGCAAGGGCAGGGGCCGCTAATGGCTTTCGAACTCCCGACCAAGCCCCGAGCCCATGGGCATAAGTGGTACGAATGCCCGGGGAATCACGCTTACGCGAACTCTTGCCAGTTTTGCGACGGCGGGCTTGGTTGGTGCATCCGTTGTGACTGTTTCGAGGGGGAACTTACTTACACTTGCCCGGGAAGGAAAATGACCCGGGAGGAAAAGGCCCTTTCCTATGCGGGTTGGCTTAACTTCGTGAACGGGCGTTGGATCAAGAAACGTCCGGCCTTGATCGTTGAAAAGTACCTTCATCCGGGGGCGCGTGGCGAAAAGGCAAACGCGGCGGTTTCAAAAACCGTTGGGGCAACCCTTGGGGGTTCGACTCCCCCCGCGCCCACTATTCACCGTTGCCATTGGCCCAACTGCATTCATGAAGTTCCGCCCCGGCTTTGGGGCTGTCGCTTCCATTGGTTCAAACTTCCCAAAGAACTTAGGGACGCCATTTGGCGGACCTACGTTCCCGGGCAGGAAGTGACCAAGACCCCTTCGCCCGCGTACATCAAGGCCGCGCAAGCCGTCCAAGAGTGGATCAAAGGGAACCGCGAATGAGCGGAGGGAGGAAGCGCGCGTCCCAAGTCTCGTTGCCCGGCGTGGCCGAAGCCGTGAGCCGGGGAGTCATGGGCCAAATCGACTTCGAAGAAGTGGAAGATTTCCAATACGGATTCGGAGGAAAGGAAGACCATGGACAACCCGAACCCTGATTGCCGCTGGAAGTTGTGGACGTGGATTGGAACCCATGCGCCCGCTTGGGTCAAGAACGCGCTGGCCGACTCCGTGAAACACGCGGAGAAACGCGGAATCCGAATGGGGGCGGAAGTCGCTTCGGACTACGACTACTTGTCCGGCCACGACCATTTGGTTTCGGACTGCATCCTTGGGAAACTGAACTTGCTTGGGAAGAGGAAGCCCCGGAGGAATCGGACGGCTTCTTCCGATGCCAAACGGCTTCGGGAGATTGCCGACATTCTGGAAGCTGTCGATAATCGCTGCATGGCGGTTGACGGCCCCGTTACGCCGACCAAGGACGAAATCAGGGCGGACGAACTCCGGACTATCTACAGGCTGGCGAAACGTCTTCGTCCCTTCCCCAAGGTCGCGCGCCGTTGCAAATGCGAATCCGGCGGGGCTCAATGCGGGCGAACCACGGCCAACAAGAAAGGGGTTTGCTCCGAATGTTTGCGGCGTTGTTTCAGCCTTCAGAATTGCAGCATCAACCATTCGGAAGAAGCCCGTAGCCGAGTGGGGGACGCGCGGAGGGAAGTACATTGACCGGAGCCTACACTTTCCAGAAGTTCGAACCCGGGCCGGACCAAGACCATTGGGATTGCCCCAAGGGGCATTGGGTTTCGTGGGCCGGGACGCGGGACGGCAAGCCCTATCGGGCGGTCATGATCCGTTGCCCTGAATGCGGAACGTGCGGAATGCTACCGCATCGGATCGACCCGGCGGGCGGGGTTCATCCTTCCATCGTTTGCACGGGGCCGGACCAGAAGCCGGGAACGTGCGCGTTCCATACCATGCCCAACACGCTTTCGGGTTGGACGCATGGAGAAAGGCCGGATACGAAGGACCAGTAGTGGACCCAAACGAATCGTCTTGGAAAATTCCCGTAGTGGGCGCGGATAAGCCCCGCGCTTCACGGCTGGCATTGCTGGCGTTCGGTCTTGCGGTCGGGTTCGTGTACGGGTTCGCGGCGGGGTTGTTTATAGCATGGTTGGTTAGCAGGGATTAATGAGGCCCCATCGTCTAGTGGCCTAGGATGTCACCCTTTCAAGGTGAAGACACGGGTTCGAATCCCGTTGGGGCTACCAAAATTGATTGGAGGAACGCGCATGACCGACGAACAGTTCAAGCAGGAAGTCCTAGTCCGTTTGGATATGATCATCAACGGGTTTCGGGACGCCCTAGGGTATCTCCATTGCATTGACGCGAAACTCCACGGCGTCGTTGTTCCGACCCCGGAACACAAGGACCAAGCCCCGGCCATGGCCGTTCGCACGACGCCGGGCAAGGAAGACAAGTCGCGGAAGCTGGTCCCCCATGACTACGTGCCGCCGGGGGAGGGGAAAAAGTCATGATCAACTTAGACGACTTGAAGGGGCCGGACGGGTTCGAAAGCCTTTCGCGTTACGTCAACGAGACGATCCGGGCGGAACTTGTACAGAAGGAACTAAAGATGCTCCGCGCCGTCGTTTGGATCGTCGCCCGGGAGAACGGAGGGGGCTTGACCATCCCCCGAAGGCATTTGGAAATGGTCCCCGAAGAAGCGGTCCTTGACGCTTGGTTGGAAGCCAAGGACGGCACGGCCCATATCCGGGCCTTGGGAAAGCCCAAGGTATGACCGCCGCGCAGTTGTGCGACCTAGGCGGGGTGTTAACCGCCGTCAAGGACATTGACGGTAAAAAGAACTCCGCTTGGTTGGCCCATGCCCCCGAGGGATTCCGATTCACGAACGGACGGCACGTCGTCCGAAGGGAGTTGGACCAGTCTTGGGAAACGGTCATGGGCTACCTAGGCTTGGAGCGTTGCGGCCCGGGTTGTTCGTGCCGGGAAGCGGAAAGGCTATGATGATTCCCGCGCTTAGGTGGACGTGCGACTTTTGCCCGGCGTCTTTTCTTCAGGAAGGCCCCCGGGCCGGGGCCATGCCCGCGATTCCCCCCGTGGGCTGGTTGCTTGTGGGCGTGTCTTGGTTCGTCCCGGCCCATTCGACCCAAACGGCTTCGGGAGAGAAGGTCAAGGTTGGGGACGCCCGAGAGACGGCCCGCCGTATGGTTTGCCCGGCCTGTCGGGACGCCGTGCTTGGCCCTTTGCGGTTGTAACTTATGACCTACCAAATCGGGTCTAGGTTCCTGCATGTCACAAAGGGGGTAGGGGTAAGGGGGTCTGTATTCATCGTGTAAGTAAAGTTTTTTTTATTAGTAATAATATTAGTATATTATTACTATAGGCTTAACCCTTGTACACCCCCCTATAGGGGGGATACCCCGTTGACATACGGAATAAAAATCAAGTAGACTGGTCTTGAAGAAAGGAGCCTAGCCATGCCCGGTCCCGGTCGTCCCAAGGGTTCAACGTCGGTCGCCCCGCTCCCTTGCGGCTGTCGCGCCGCCATTGGACCCAAAACGCATTGGAAGATAAGGAAGCTGAAACACGGCGTCCGCATTTGCGAAGCCCACAACCGGGCCTTTGTGCAGGAGTGGCGCGAAGTCGGGATGGACGAGGCGGTTAAGATTGCCGAAAGGAAAGATCATGGCCCGGCGTCAACCCAAGTTCGAACCGCCCCCCGGCGGGTTTTTGTGCAGCGGCCCGTATCGGCTCGAATGGCTACGAAGGGAAGCGGAGCATAGATACGGACTCTTCTTCCGCTGCATGGGCGGGGGTTGCCGCCAAACCATCGAAGTGAACTTGGACCAGCGCGAAACGCCCAAGTATCCCCTTCCCCCCTTGGGGCGGTTTTATTTGCTCCGCTGTACGGACGGAACAAACTTCGAAGTACAGGAAGTTAGTTGACCCAATGTAGGAATGCAACTAGATTCGGCCCGAAGGGGCTTGGGAGCCCCAAAGCGGCGAAATTCCCTTGCTTTGACCCCGACGCGCGCGCCATACTTAGGGCATGGCCGATGCCGCGAGGAAGCTACCTTCAGGGAAGCCGGGCCTTGATTTACAGGGCAAGGAACAGGCCCCCAAGAGTGTAGGTCATAGGTTCCAGCCCGGACAGTCCGGGAACCCCAAAGGGCGTCCGCCGGGCCAAACCCGGGAAGCAATCGTCCGATCCTTTTTCGAATTGCTTTCGAAGAAGGCCAAGGGCGAGGAAGTGACTTACCTTGAAGTCATGATGGCCCGCGTACTCGCTTCGGAGCATTTGCTTTCGAAGTTCTTGGACAAGCTGTTGCCGAACATGTCCCAAGACCAAACCAATTTGGTCTTCAACAACTTCGAAGCGATTTTGGCCCAAGTACAAGCCCAACGCGCCGCGCTTGCGTTCACGCAATCCCCCGGGCTTCCCCCGGTCGTCCCGGTCGTGTCCACGCCGGAACCGGAGTTGGAGCCCGTTAACCGTAAGAGTGGGGGATAGCGGTAAATGACCAAGGGGGGAACGGTCAAGCGGCGACGTATCATCGTGCGTAGGGGCGCAACGCCCCCCGTTCCTCCCGCCGTGGACCCTGGCTTCAACATCCCGCCCGAGTTCGTGGAACTCATGACGGACGAAAGCAAGTACATTCAAAACTTGCTCATGATCCGCGACAAGCGCGGAACCGTAGTGCCTTTCGCTCTTAACCCGGTCCAACAACGGATCATGGAAGTACGGCGTCAACTGCGGGCCGCTGGCAAACGGATTAGGCTTCTAGTTCTCAAGTCCCGGCGACAAGGCGTAACGACTTTGGAACAGGGCCTTAGCTTCAAGGGCGTTGCGTCGGAGCCGAACTACCAAGCCTTGACCTTGGCCCACAACGACAAGTCCACCGAAAAGATTTTCCGAATCGCCAACCTGTTCTACGAACTCTTGGACGAACGCTTCAGGCCGCGCCGTCTCACGTCGTCCAACAAGCGAGACTTGAACTTTCCGGGGCTTCGTTCCCTGTACTCCATCGGCACGGCTGGCGGTCGCGGCGTCGGGCGTGGGGAAACGCTCAACCGCGCCCATTGGTCCGAAACCAGTTGGAGCCCGGGGAGCAAGGAAGAACAGCGGGAACTTTTGGCGGGCTTGACCGAAGCGGCTTCGGCGGGCGAAGTCGTTTTGGAAACCACGCCGAACGGCGTTGGCGATTTGTTCCACGAAAAGTTCGTTGAAGCCATGCGTGGCGGCAACGAGTGGTTGGGCCTGTTCTTCCCGTGGTGGGCCGATCCTACGTACCGGGAGCATTGCAAGGCCGAAGAAGCCGCGTACATCATGGCGAACTTGACCGAGGAAGAAGCATCCTTGGTTAATCGGCATGGCCTAGACGCGCAACAAATCAAGTGGCGTCGGGCTCAAATGCGCGAACTTGGGCGGCTGTTCCAACAGGAGTACCCCGAGGATTGGGAAACGTGCTTCCTTGTGTCCGGCCAATCCTTTTTCGAAAAGTCCATCATCAACGACCTTTTCCTTTCCACGGGCGAACCTATCGAAGAACGCTGGAACGGCGAACTTCGGATATGGAAGAAGGTCGAAGCGGGACGCCGCTACATCATCGCGGCGGACGTGGCCGAAGGCATCAAGGGCGGCAACTGGTCCACGGCTGGCGTACTGGACGCCGAGTCGGGGGAGCAAGTCGCGGCCTTGCGCGGCCACTATCCCCCGGAAGAGTTCGCCCGGCGTCTTGTGTTAATCGCACAAGAGTACAAAGGCGAAAATCACGAATACCCGTTGTTGGCCGTCGAACGGAACAACCACGGCCATTCCTGCCTAAACACTTTGGCGAACGTCTACCAGTACCCCAACCTGTACTACCATCGGGAGTACGACGCGAGGGGGAAGGAAGCCCCGGTCCTTGGCTGGCCGACCACGCCCAAGACGCGGCCTATCATGCTGGACGATCTACGCGAAGCCGTCGAAAAGCGGTACATGATCGTTCATGACCGCGTGTTCCTTGACGAATGCCGGACCTTCGGACCCAACGACCGGGGCAAGTACGAAGCGTTGAACGACGCCGACGACGACACCATTTTTGCGTGGGGCATCGGCTGGCAAATCCGGCAACAGTCCGTCCGGCGAGGGGAAGCCAGCCTTAGCGGGGGCTACGAAGCGGCGGTCCAAGCGGCGCAATCGGGAAAGGTCTTCACGGCCAGCCCCGAACCGATTTCGATTGGGTCGCTTAACCAAATGCCGGGGAGACTTTTCTAATGCTTTCGATCCTTGGTCGCATCTTCGGGCGCAACGGCAACGGTCGACATGAAGCCTTGGCCCACGTACCGGACGATGGGACGCCGACGCCCCCGATTGGTTCGCTTCTCAACCAGTTCTTCGGGGATTCGAAGATCATGGGAGAAGCGGTCAAGCTGTTGGGCGTCTTCAACCCGCGCCAAGTCGGAACCCGTACCCGTCTCTTGATGCGTTGCGACCCGGACGTTGCGTTCGGGCTGGCGATTCTCCGGGCTCCCATCATCAACATGAATTGGAGCGTGGAATCCAACGACCCCGAAATTGCGGCATTCGTCAAGGCCGCGCTTCGTCCCGTCTATCGCAAGCTGGCGACGGGGCAAAGCATGGCCCTTCACTTCGGACGCCAGCTTTCCGAAAAGGTTTGGGAAACCGGGCCCTTCACGGTCATTGACCAATCCGACGTGACCGGGGAGAAGACGACCAAGACCTACCCGGCGGCGTGGACCTATCACGACTTCAAGTCGATTGACCCCCGGTCTTACGTGGTCCTGATCGACAAGGAAAACGACACGTTCGGGGGCGTGAAGCAAAACCTTTCGAAAACGGGCAACATCAACCCCGAGCCCGTGGGACCGGAAAAGGTCGTCTTGTGGGCCTTCCGCAAGGAAGAAGTTTGGGGCCACTTGGACGGCTTCCCGATTTCGGACCAATGCTATGAACCGTGGTGGGCCAAAGCCGCTACGAACCTGTTTGCCAACCGATACTTTGAACGGAAGGCCGACCCCGCGTACAAGGCCCTTGCGGATTCCCAAATCCAAGGCGCAAACGGCGTGAAGATGGACGGCTTCCAATTCATCATGTCGGCCATCTTGGGCTTGAAGGGCGGGGGCGTAATCGCGCTTCCCAACAAGCGTGACCAAATGGGCAACCTGTTGTTTGACGTTGCTCCCCTTACCGACGACAAACGCGGGGACATGTTCCAACAGCGTTTGGACGCGCTGTCCCAACAAATCCTTCGGGGCCTTTGGATTACGGACAAGGCCGGAACGTCGGACGGGACGGGTTCCCTTGCCATGGCCGAAGTCCACGCCGAAACCATGTCGTCCATGATGCAGGGCATTCTAAACGAATGGCTTGACGACGTGGTTAACCCGCAAGTGGTCAACCCGCTGGTCCTGTATAACTTCGGCCCCGAAGCCCTGAAGAACAGCCAAACCCGTTTGGTTTCGGGCGGGCTGTCGGCCACGACCAAGGAACTTTTCAAAACCCTTCTGGTCCAACTCCTGCAAGCGGAGCAACTGACCGAAGGCGGCGGCGTCGTCACGCTGGCCGAACGAATCGACGGCGTGAACCTTCTTCAGCAATTGGGCATCGCGCTTCGTAGCCCGGAAGAGTTGGAAGAGATTTCGCGCCAGAAAGCGGCCCGTCGCCCCGAACTCCCGGGCGCGCCCCCGCGCGAAGACGGCGAGGAACCCAACGACGAAGAGATAGCGGACGAACTGGTTAAGACCGGAGTTATGGAGGGGGACGAAGTGGAGTAGGAATCGGCTTAATCCTCCGTCCCTGCATTCGCCCCCGAATTATCAAAGGGTTAAGGCGGAAGGCCGGACGGAGTGTTAAGCGGATTGGCCGTCCTTCGGCATGGTGCCGGAAAGAGACGGAGTGATTAGGGGCGTAATCCCCAACGATCCGCGAGGAAAGGAAGGCAACCATGGGTCGCGTCAAGTTCTTGGGTCTTCGCAGCATCGGGGCCATTCGGCTTTCGGCCAACCCGGGCGACGGGGAAACGGCGCGCATCGGCCCCGTTCCGGCGGTCGGCGGCGTGACCGGAAAGCGTTTCGAGTTCGACAACAACGCGGCGGTCACGGCTGGAAACGTTTCCGTGACCGTCGGCGGTTCGGCGGCGGCCTCGGCCATCGCGCTTCGTGACGCTATCAACGCCAACAAGCCGACGCCCGTTGGGGTCACGGCGGAAATCGACCCCGTGGACGCGCAAACCGTCCGGCTGTACGCGGACGCCCCGGGCGCGGGCGGCAATCTGGAACTGGCGGTCGTCGGCGCGAACCTTGCGGCTTCCGGCGCGGCCATGACCGGGGGCGAGGGTTCCGGCAACCAGACGTTGCACCGTGGGGAGTACGTCGTTACGGCCTTGGACGTGGCGGCGGGAAACATCATGATTGACACGGGGCTTTCCGGCCCCCGGTTCCCCCAAGTGGACGTGGTGGACGGCGCGGACGTGCCGAAGTACATCACGTCGAAAACCAAGGTCACGGGCTCCCGAATCCAAATCGACTTCGACGGCGCGACGAACCCGGCGGCGGGCGACCGGATTTCGTGGGCGGCCTACGAATAGCTTTGGGTGGCGCGGGGGGCTAACCGCCTAGGCTTGTTAAACCGAAAGCGGTTAGCCCCCTCTTGTGGGGGGCTATTCGAATGGGCCTTGACCAATCGCTTGAACGCGCGGTCGAATCGGTCGCGGAGTTGCGGGAAGTCAATATCCCGAACCATCGGGATACGGTCTTCAACCACGCCAACAACTTCATGTACCGATTCAACAAGTTTTCGAACGCTTCCGACGACGGGGATACGGTCGTCAAGCCGGATTCGACCCATCCCCTACAGCCGGGACGGTGGGAAAAGACCCCGGTTGGTTCCTTCCCGGGAGGGGGCGGCGGAAACTTCATCGAAAACGAGTTCGTGGCGGCTTCCAACGGCCAAACCGTTTTCAATCTCACGGCTACGTTTGCCGTGGGCGGCTTGTCCGTCCTGTTCGTCAATGGCGTGGGGTACGCGGAGGGTACGGACTACACGATTGCCGGGACTATCCTTACTTGGCTGGACAACGATTTCCCGTTGGAAATCGGGGACGAACTGACCGTGAAATTCCAAATCTGATAGGAAAGGGCAAGCATCATGTCGCAAATCAAGGGCAAACAACTTGCGGACGCCCCGAACGGCGTTACCGCAGCGAAGATCAACACCGATGCCGTTACGACCCCGAAGATTCAGGATTCGGCGGTCACGACTTCGAAGTTGGCGAACGGCGTTCTTTCGGCGGACGCGGCGGGCCGTCTCAAAGTCGCGTCCGGTTTCTTCGACGCTTCCACCGTCAACGACAAGTTCGCGGCGGCGTCCATCGCGCTTTCGAAGCTGGCCGAAGCCGTTATCGAAGCGGACGGCGGAACGCCCTTCACGGCGAATCAGTCCATGGGCGGCTTCAAGCTGACCAACGTTGGAACGCCCACGGTCGGCACGGACGCGGCCAACAAGGACTACGTGGACAACGCCGTTGCGGGCCTGTCGTGGAAGGATTCGGTTCGGGTCGCCACGACCGCGAACACGGCCCTTTCCGGCCTTCTCACGATTGACGGCATTACGCTGGTCGCCAACGACCGCGTGTTGGTCAAGAACCAAACGGCCCCGGCGGAAAACGGCATCTATGTTGCCGCGTCCGGCGCGTGGACCCGTGCTACCGACTTCGATTCTCAATCCGAAGTCCTTGGGGGTACGGTCTTCGTGGAAGAGGGGACCACGCAAGCGAACACGTCTTGGACCATGACCACGGACGCCCCGATTACGATTGGGACGACCGCGCTTACTTGGGTTCAGTTCGCGGCGTCCCTGTCGTTGGTCGCGGGCGCGGGCTTGCTTGCCACGGGCAATACGTGGTCGGTCGAACTTGGGGTGAACCCGGGCCTTGAATTCGACGCGGGCGGCGACGGCGGAAGACTCCGCGCGCTGGTCGATCCGAACGGCGGTCTTGAACGTGTCGCGGCGGGCCTTGGTGTTCTTCTGAACGGGGATTCGCTTCAGAAGTCCGGCAGCGGTCTTCGTTCGGTCGTGCCGACGACGGGCAACAAGAACCAAAACCCTTCGGCCACGGCGGGCGACAACGCGACCACGGGCCTTACCATCGCGGCCACTCCGGGCGGGGATGGTAACGTGCGCGTGTTCGTGAACGGTCAAGCGCAACGCTTGGGGAACGGCGTCAAGACGCTGGATTGCTACTTCAGCGCGGACGGCGGGACCACGGCGCGGGCCATTTCCGCCATTGCGTCGGGCGATACGCTGTACTGGAACGGCGTAATTTCCGGCTTCAATCTGGAAACGTCCGACGTGGTGGAAATGGACTACGAAGCCTAAGACCTTTTCGGGGGGCCTAGTCCTAATCGACTAGGCCCCCCATGACGGGGAAAGCCGAATGGCTAGAGTTAAAGTAAAGCAACTGGTCCCGGGCGCGGAAGGTCAAGTCCTCAAGACCGTTTCCGGCGTTCCGACGTGGGCCGCTGAAAGCGGAGGGTCGGGCGTTACTGCCGTGGGCTCCCCGTCTATCACGAAGATGGAACCCATATCGCTTTCGGGTCCGGCCAGCTACGCGGCGGGCGGGTTCGCGGCGACGTTCGGCAACCTAGTTGCCGTTCAGCGGGCGATTATCTGCCTAGTCGCCGGGGCGTTCTATCTGTTCAAGGTCACGGCCAAATCGACCAACACCGTTACGATTCGGTGTTTCCGCGCGGTCAACGCCCATACCCATGCGTTCACGGGAACTTCCCACGGCCATACGCTGACCATGAACGCGCATACCCATTCGTTGACGATGAACGCGCATACCCATTCGTTGACGATGAACTCCCACGGCCATTCTTTCGTTGCCACGGCGGGTTCGGGGACGCTGGCCCTTGGCATGGCTACATCTTCTGTTCATATCCCTACGGGCAACCCCACGCGGACGGTTCCGGCGGGGTCGGCTACGGGCGTCCAAAACACTACGGATACCGGGACGGTGGGGAGTACCACGTCAACGGGAACGGTCGGCAACACGACTTCGACCGGGACCATTGGAAACACGGTCGCGGGCGGTACGAACGCGAATACCAACGTGGACACGTTGGAGGAAGTGGCGAACGGGACCAACCTTTCCGGGGTGACGCTGGAACTTTTGGGCTTCGGAACTTAGGAAGGCGGGAACATGAGTGAAGAACACAAAGTAGCCGAAAGCCTTACGGAACTCCGTAAGGTTTCGGAACACCACAACAACGACCGCGTGTTGATCCGGCCCACGCGGGACATGTACATTTTCGAAGCCGGAAACCTGTCGGCGGACGACGGAAACCTTGTCGTCAAGCCGGACAACGTGCTTGTGGCCCAAGCCGGGCGTTGGGTCCGAGAAATCCAAGACCCTTCGGACTTGTCTTTGCCGCTGGCCCGCCACGTTCTTTCCGCCGACCAGTTGCTTGACGTGGGACCGGCCGATTGGGCCGTTGACGACCCCGCGCCGTTGTCGTCGGATTCCATCGTCCCGGCCCTGCCCGTTCGACGCTTTGACGACACGACCGAGGAAGGCGCGGGCTTCGTCACGTCGGTTCCCGTGGGCGCGGGAAGCGTTCGAATCAGTTTCAAGCATCGCGCCGAGTCCGCGCCCGGCGGGGCTACGACGGTCGCGCCCAAGGTCTACACGCGGCGGTTGCCCAACAACGCGGCCCCTGCCGCGTGGTCGGCTGGCGTGGCCCTTGCGACCCTACCCGTTCCGGCCAACGCCGAAATCCAGTACGGAGCCCCGGAGACGTTCACGCTTGCGGCCTTGGGGCTGGTTGCGGGGGAACTCGCCCTTATCGAGTTCACGCGCGTTGCCGGGGGACTTGTCGGGGACTGGACCGTTTCGGAAGTCCTGTTGGAGTTTCTGAACTAATGGCTATCGAGTTCAGCAACAACCCCAACAACGAACGGCTTGTTTCGGCGGCGACGTTCACGCCGGGGCTTGCCCATTCCGTTTCGCTTTGGCTTCGCTATACGTCGTTGGTAGCCAACATCCGGCGGTTGCTTGGGTCCGTGACCCAATTCGAGTTCCGGGGCGGCAACGGGGCGGGAACGCAACCCCCGGGCCAGTTGGTCAACGACATGTACAGCTTGTCGGATGGGGCTATGTCGGTCGCCCTGTTGACGGCGGGGCCGTGGTTCCATGTCGTGTTCACGGGCGAACGATCCGGCGGCAACTCGATTACGGATATCTACATCAACGGAGTCTTGGACTCCGGGCCGTTCTCGATTGCCGAATCCATCCCCGGAGCCGCCCTTATGACGCTTGGGAACCGAACCGGGGTCGGCGTGACGGACGGACTTAACGGCTTGCTTGACGACGTGCGGATATACAACCGCCGTTTGTCGCCCGCCGAAGTCCAATCCATTTTCGCGGCGCGTGGCCGTGATTCCGTGCTTCAAGGGCTGTTGTCCCGAATCACTTTCAAAGGAGTACCCGGAACGTCCCCGGTCGGGGCGGATTCGGTCAAGGACGTGGGGCCTTCGGGCAACCATTACACCCCCACGGGCTCCCCCGTCTATCGGGAAAAGTTCATCGGTGGATTGCGTCGGAGGGTCGGCTAATGGGAAACGTCTTTAACAAGACCACGAAGGAATACCGTACCAGCGTCAACACGCCGGACTATCCCGAATCGGATTGGGTCCGCAATCCGGCGGGAGCCGCCGCGCTGGTCGCGGCTGGCGTCCCGTCGTCGGAATGGAAGGAAGACCCGGCGGGCTCCGTCCGCGAAATGACGGCGGCGGAAAAGGACGCGTCGATTCTCTCTTCCAGAAAAGCGGCCAAGGTCGGAGCCTTGAAGAACGCCGTTACGGTCTACATCGGCGGGAAGTACGACCAAGGCCAGCAAACGACCGTCGCCGGGCTTTGGGCCGAAGCCCTTTCCAACAACTTGACCAACCGGAAGGCGTTGGCCCAAGGCATCATGGATTGGGTCAACTCCGTGTTGGCCGAATTCTACAACCGGAAGAACGCCGTTCTTGCGGCGTCCACGGTCGCGGCGGTTGCCGCCGTCTCCGAGTCCTTCGCGTCGTTCGATGCCACGGCCCCCGGAACCACGGTGGAGGAACTCAAGAACACGGTTGACTAGGCATGTACGAATACCGCGCGTTCGTCTTGCGGGTCGTGGACGGGGACACTATCGACGTTGAAACCGATTTGGGTTTCTCCGTCGTACTGGCCCAACGTCTTCGGCTGGCCGGGATCAACGCGCCGGAAGTCAAGGGGGCCGAACGGGAGAAGGGCCTTGAAACCGCCGCGTGGTTGCGGAACCGGATCGAAGGCCGGGAAGTAGTTATCCGCACGATTCAGGACAAGCAAGAGAAGTACGGGCGTTACTTGGCCGAAGTGTTCTTGGTCGGCGTGGACGTGTCCTTGAATCAAGAAATGGTCCAATTGGGGTTGGCGAAACTGTATGGCGGCTGATAGGGAACTCCGGGGATTCCTGAATCAAGCGAACGTGGTAAGCGCGCTGGACGCGCATTATCAACGCATCCTTGACCGCATCTTGCGCGAACTCGCGGCGGGCGTGTCGCGTCCCGGGTCGGCGCGGACTGCGGAATTGATCCGCAACATTCGGGATTTGGTCCGGCAGTTGGACCCCAAACGGGATTCGTTCGTCCGTGACTGGATTCGGAAGAACATCCCGCGCGCCTTCGTGCTTGGGGATCGGGCCGCGACCCGCGACCTTCAACGCCAGCTTGAAGCCGTTTCTTCGGAGCGGGCGGCGGAAGTCGGGTCCGTTAATCGCACGTTTACCGCCGTCAATCAAACGGCCATGAAAGCGATTACCGCCGCCATGGAGGAGACGCTAGGCCGGGCGGCGGACGAAATGCGGGCCAACCTTGGGTTGTTCATCCGTCGAACCCAACAAGTTTTGGTTTCGGAGCCGTCAATCCGAAACGTCACGGTTCAAGGCATCATCCGGGGAAGCACGTTCCGCCAGCGCGCCGACGAAATCGCGGCGGTTTTGCTTGGGAAGAAAATAACGCCCCAAATCCGAAAGGACTTGTCCGAAATCGGATTCAGGGCCGAACACTTCAACGACTTTGAGCGAATCGCCCGGGGTGAAATGATTACCGCCGGGGCGCGTCGGTTCAACGTCCGCGACTACGCGAACTTGGTAGCGCGGACCCAAACGCGCGAAGCCCACAAGGTCGGAACGGTCGTGCGGCTCCAAACGAACAACATCAACCACGTTCGGGTTTCGATCCACGTTCAAGACCCCGAAGACGCGCCGGACGAATGTACCCCGTTTGCCGGAAAGGTCTTCTACGTGGGGCCGCTGGACGTGGACCCGTTGGGATTCCCGCCCTTGAAGCGGCTCCCGAACGGCGGTCCCCCGTTCCATCCCAATTGCAAGCACGTACTCCAACCCTACGTGGCCGCGCTGAAGACCCAAGAGACGTTGCAGAAGGACCGCGCGGAATCCCAAGCCATACCCAAGGTCTTGTTTGGAAAGACCGGAAGCGAAGTTCGGAAGCTGGTCAACGCGGGAGCCGCATAGAAAGGAACCCAAATGGCTACGGAAAAAAAGCGCGTGGCGTTCTCCCACAAGGGCGAAGCGTTCGCTTCGCAAGGCTTGGGCAAGTTCGCCAAGGACGTTGTACGGATCGGGCGTTGGGTCCATCCGGCCAACGGACGCGAAGTCGTTTTCGACGCGGCCCGGCTCCAACGTCTCGCGGAGAACACCCAAAAGTATTTGGCGAACGGCAACAAAATACCGTTTCCCGATGGGCATTCGCTGAAGGCGAAGGACAACATGGGCTTTTGGCCCGGTCCCTTCATCGTCCATCGGGACGCGCTGGTTGCCGTGGTGGAGCCGACCGACGACGACGCCAAAAAGGGGATCATGGACGGTTCGATTGACGCCGTATCCGTCTTCATCGAACCCGAAGTCGTGGACCCCAAGGGCAACAAGTATCCCGAAGTGATTACGCACGTTTGCGCGACCAACTACCCCGTGTTGACGGGCCAAGGCGACTTCCTGAAGCTGTCCCGGGAAGCCGACGAATTGGGGCTTGACTTGATGTTTCCCGACGCCGTAGCATCAACGATGCGCCACCCCAAGGGGGATTCTACGGATAACCCCGCATCCGGGGCCGCGCTATCTCAACTCGCGGAAGCCGTTTCTTCCTTCAGGAAGACGGCCCCCGCTGTTTCCCTGTCCCGGGAAGAGAAAGTCGCGGTTGCGTTCCTTAGTCTTTCGGCCCATGGGAAGCCCGGGGAAACCTTCGATGAATGCGTGTCCATCATCATGAGGAAGAACGGGGTTCCCGAAGAGAACGCCCGGAGAATTTGCGGGGCCTTGAAGCGAAAGGAGGGGGGAGCCTAAGCGTAAGGCGGTCCAATCGGTTTCGGATAAAGGTTTTTGGAGGAACGATCATGGATCTTGCACAGTTGGCGGAAGCGTTGGGGCTTCCGAAGGACGCCAAGGCCGAAGACGTGTACAAGGCGGCGGCGTCGGTCGTGCTGGACGGGAAAAAGGCGAAGGACAGTCTTTCGGCCTTCTCCGAACAGCTTTCGGGCCACGGTCTGAAGCTGGACCAAGGGAAGTTGGTCAAGGTCGCGGCTTCGAACAACCCGCCCCCGGCGGACGAAACGCCCCGGGAAAAGGAACTGCGGGAGCGGCTGGCGAAGATCGAGACGGACGGCGCGAAGCAGCGTCTTTCCTTCGCCAAGGCCGAAGCGGAACGGCTGGTCAAGGAAGGCCGCGTCCCGGCGGCGTTCGCGGAAAAGCTGTCCAAGGTATTCGCGCTGGCGGACGGCGCGGAAGCCTTGGCCCTGTCCGGCGACGGTTCCGCCGTGGTCCGGCAAGCCGTGGATGTGGCGGGGACGGTCAAGGAACTTCTGGCGTCCATCCCCGGCATCAACGCGCGTGGGCTGTCGCAACTCGCGCCGATGTCGGACGACGTGAAGAAGAAGTCCGAAGCCCTTTCGAGCAAGGGGCGCGAAGTCGCGGCGCGCGTTCAGGGCCGGAAGCCCGAGCCCGCCGGAAAGGAGTAGTTCCGGCGTCGTTCTTTGGCGTCATGTAGTACCTGAAGTGGTTTTGGGACCAAAGACATTCGGAGGAATCGAGCAATGGACTTTCAAGCCGAAGCCAGCTTGCCCGGCCTTGGGCCGAAGCGCGACATGGAAACCGTGTCGTTCTTGCTGGACAACAACCATTTGATGCGGCGCGGAATCCGCATCCACAAGGACACGGACGACATTGTGAACGTCGGCAAGGAACACAAGTTGACGGCGGGCCTTGCGCTGGTCCGCGTGGAAGTCGGGGCCAACAAGGGCCGTTACGTTGACGCGGGCCACCCCGACGCGCCCGTTGCGGCGTCGGTCGTGGAATCGGTCTTGCTCATGGAGTCGATTTCCCTGCACGACGCGGACGGGGTGCGGGAAGACAAGGTTGCTTCCGGGCTGATCCATGGTCGCGTGGACGAAACCAAGGTCCGCTTCGGGACCGCCGATCCTACGTACATCGCGGCCATCAAGTCGGCGTTGAAGCTGGTCGAATTCGAGAAGCCCGCCCCGTAGTTCGGCGGCGTTCCCCGGTTCGGTGGAGAGTGTCTAGGGCAGGAAGTAAACGAAACTGAATTGGTCGGAGGGACCAGAAATGATCGACGTGGAACTTCTTCGGCTGGAATCGTTGATTGGGATGATCAACGATTTCCGCGAGTCGGCCCCCCGGCTGTCGGGCGTCCTGCCCGAGCAGTCCGGCCCGGGGCAAACCTTCAATTGGGACATCTTGGGCATTCAACGTGACGTGGACACGTTCGAAGGGCTCCGCTCCCCGGCGGGTCCGCGCAAGCTGACCGTCGTTGGCAACCGTTCCGCGACGTTGGCCCGGACGTTCAAATCCACGTTCGTTCCGGGCTCCGTGCTGATCGACCTTCGGAACCCCGGTTCCGAGTCGCGCCAGCGCATCGCGGAAGACACCGTGGGGCGGGAACTGCAACAGCTTTCGAAGCTGATCGACCGCCAAAACGAGTTCATGGCGTCCCAAGCCCTTCAGGGCTCCCTTGCCATGACGATTGACGGCGTGGCCCATACCGTCAACTACGGGTTCAGCGGTTCCCACGTCTTGACCGTGGGCGGCGGCATCCCGGCTTCGTGGGCCTTGCCCGCGTCCGACATCGTGGAAGACATCAAGAACATGAAGATTCGGATTGCGGAGGATTCCGGCTTCGTGCCGACGACCGTTTGGACGTCGGAGGAAGTTATCAACTTCCTGATCAAAAACGACTTCGTGAATTCCTACTTCGCTTCGACGCCCGCCGGGGTGCAAGCGTTGACGGAAGGAACCATCGGTCGTTTCATGGGGCTGAACTGGATTGCCTACAACGGCACGTACAAGGATTCGGCGGGGGCAATCAAGCGGTTCATCCCGGCCAACAAGCTGATCATGACCCCGACGCCCGACGCCGAATGGGGCTTCTTCCGCAAGGGGTCGGACGTGGTTCCCACGGACGACAAGCGCGACATTCAGGAAGTCGTGGGGCGGTATGCCTACTCCACGATTTCGGAGAACCCGGCCAGCATCGGCCTTTACGCGGGCGAAGTCCGCTTGCCGATCATTCGGATTCCCGACGCGCTGGTTGTCGCCACGGTGACGCCGTAGCCTAGAAGTTCCAACTTCCCCGGAGGGGGAAGGGTCGAAAGGCCCTTCCCCCTCCCCCTAGAAAGGAAAAGGCGTGGTGACGATCAACGCGACCCCTTCCGACCCGGCGGCGAATTCGTATTTGACGCTGGACGAAGCCGACGAACTGTTCGAAGGCTTTTCGGGCTTGGACGCTTGGGACGAACTGGACCCCGACGCCCAAACCCAATTGCTTTTGGAAGGTACGCGGCTGATCGACAGCTACCAACGGTGGGGTCCGGTTCGCGTCACGGGTCAACGTCTGGCGTTCCCCCGGGTCATGGACGAAGCGGGCAAGATTCCCGAGAACGTCCGTCTTGCGCTGGTCGAATTCTGCAACTACATGGTGGACGGCCAGCTTGAACCCCTGAAGAAACTTCAGGCCGAAGGCGTGACTTCGGCTTCCATCTTGGGTCAATCGTCCAGCTTCGCGGCGGACCATTCCCGGCTTCCGGCCCCGGCTCGAAACCTGTTGGACGAACTGTTCAAGTCCCATTGGCCCAACGCGGTTCAAAACCGCGACGGGTCGGATTGTTCCTTGTTTGGGTAGATGAATGCTCGACGTTATTTTGACCGAAACCGTAACGGTTCGACGGGCCAAGCCCGGCCAACGATCCGTTACGAATTCGGTTCAGTACGAAGAGTTGAAGGACGAAGGCGGGTTCCCGCTTCCGATTCGTTGCAGGATCGAACGTCGGCGGCGGCGGGTTCATACGTCTTTGGAAGGCGTGGAACTGGACGCCGACGCCACGCTTGTTTATCGCGTGGATAAGGCCCCGGAGATAAAGCCGGAAGACCTAATCTACTTGAGCCGGACCAAGGAAGTTTGGCGGGTCTTGACCCATGAAACGGCGGACCTTCTCTTCCAAGGGAAGGCCCATTACGGGCGGCTGGCGTTGCAGTTGTCGCGTCAAGTCGTTCCGGGGGACTGGCCCAATGCCTAAGAAGCCCTTTATTTCAATTGACATTGGCCGGATGCGCGCCGACTTGAAAAAGGTCGGCGTGGTGCTGGACGGTCTGGACGAATCCATTGACCGGGCCATGAAGCAAGCCATGGTCGAATACATGAACGACGTTCAGGCCGACGCCCAACAGAAAGCCCCCATCGGGGACACGGGCGACTTGCGCGCCAGCGCGACGACGACCGACGCCCTACAGGAAGGAAACGGGGTCGTGGTATTCACGGCTTTCAACATCGTGTATGCGGCCCTTCGGGACCAAGGAACCAAGGGTCTTCCGGGGGGAGTTATTCGCCCGGTTAGGGCCAAGCGGCTTTTCATCCCTCTTCGAAAAGGGATTCGGCCCGGCCAACCCAACTTGATTCGCGGTCTTGACTTCATCTTGGCTAAGGAAGTCCGCCAAAGCGGGAACGGCTACCTTACCGCGACCTTCAACGAACGCAAGGTAAGCGCGGGTCAGTTGATCGGCCAACGCATTTTCGAACTTGTTAGGGCCGGGGCATGAAGACGAATAGTCGCGTTAAGCTGGACGGGTTCGAAATCGCTTTGGCGGATTGGATTTCGTCAAATCTGATTTGCCATTGCGGTTCCCCTGCTATGGGTCGAAACCTTTTCGTTTCGGACATGCCCGAAGTCGAAGACATCAAGGCTTCCCATTCGGACTTCGACCAAATCGAAGAATCCGTGTTCGCGGTCTACACGGACCCCGGGCTTGGCGTCCAGCCCGGCCCCGGAAGAGGGTCTAGGATGGAGTGGACCATCCGGCTTGTATGCCGTTTCGGGATCGTCCCCGAGGAAGCGAAGAAGGAACTTGAAGAAGTGGTCACGCAAATTCTGAAGAAAAGCCCCGGGACCAAGATGGGGGGCTTCATTTCAAAGGGGGTGAACATCGTTGCGCGTCCTACGGTCTTCGCGCGGCAGGGGGACGGTCACGCTTACGCGACTTGCGCTTTGCGGTTTTTCGTGGTGACGGTCGGTTAATCAGGAGGAACAGTCATGGCGGATCGGAACATCAAGCCTTCGGACCCGCGCAACTACCAGTTGCCCGGGTCGGTCTGTCTCTTCTTCAGGAAGAAGGGAAGCACGTCCTACGCGGATTGGAAGTCGTTGGGCAACATCATTGACCCGGCGATTGCCGCCGAAATCGAACGGCTGGAACACTTCAGCCAGCGGCGCGGGCTCCGGGCCAAGGACCGGGAACTTGTGTCGGAGCGTTCGGCAACGCTGAACTTCAGCATTGACGAAATCGCGCGCGACACGCTCGAATACATGTTCGGCACGGAAGACGCCCATTCGGATTCGACCGTGAACGTTCCGAACGAAGGCGTTTTCACGAACCCGGGCGGCGGCTTTTCGATTGACCTTGGGCCGAACGCGGACGGCTTGATTGCCGCGTCCGTGGTCGTGCGCGGGATCAACTTGGAGCCCGCCGCCGGGCCGACCGTGTACGCGACCCCCGCCGACTACACGGTTGACGCCCCCAACGGGGAAATCGACATCACGGTTGCGGGCGCGCTGGACCCCGGCCCGTCGGAAGTCCATGTCTTTTGGGAAAAGACCGTCAATACCCAAAAGTTCGAAATCTTCCCCGGGGACAACGTGGAAGGGGAAGCCAAGTTCGCGGTCATGACCCCGGGCGGAATCCAATACGTGTTGGAAATGAAAAACGTTTCCATCACGAACAACGGCGACATCACGATTGGCGACGGGACGGCGTTTCAGGAAGTCCCGCTTTCGCTCAACATCCTTGCGGACGTGAACGGCGAACTTGGAACGCTGCATATCGTGGACGATGCGGATTCCTTCGCCTAGTCCCTAGTCGTTTTCGAGTTCCTTTAGGCAGGGCAGGATAGAAAGGAGGGGAGTAAGATGGAGACTCCCGGCGGGGCGCAAGCCCCCATGCTCAAGAACGCCGACACGGACAAGGGCTTCGGGTCGTTGCCCGAAGCCCTGTCCAATCGGCGGAAAGCGGTCACGGTTCAAGGCGGCGTCGTGGTAGTTGAAAAGTGGTCGGCCCAAAAGCTGATCCTGATTATCAACTACCTGTCCGGCGCAATCGCGGGGCTGTCGGACTCCACGTTGCGGGAAATGGGCAAGGACGCCCGAGCCGCCGCAACTAACATGATCCAAGTTCTAGGCGAAAAGGTCTTGGGCTTGGTTGAACTTTGCGTCCGGCAGGAAGACCGACCCAAGATCAAGGACTTGGACGCGGAAGAGTTCGTGGACGTGTTGGAAGCCGTAATCGACTTGAACTTGTCGGACAGCTTCCTAAAAAAAGTAAAGGGGCTCATGGCAAGGTTAAAGCCGTTGTCAACGGGCAACGGGCAGAGTACCCCATCGAAGTAGCCATGGGCCTTTTGTGTAAGTCGGGTATTGCTTCGATGGGCGAGTTGTTGGACCTTGACGGAGTTTGGGACGAACAGTTGATAGGAACCATGCTTCCGGTCGCCATGGAACTTCAAGCGGACGAAGCCCAAATGCAGTTCGGGGCCGTGTCCGCCGCTGTCTCCCAAATTTCCGGCGGCAAGGCCGCACGGGAGTTCCGGGCGGGGCTCAACCGTGTTCGGGACCAAGCGCGAAAGGCCATGCGCGCGGCCCGGGGGCTGGACAATCAGGACGAACGGGTTACGACCGCCGCCGATACGTTCTTGGGGTTGGCAAAGAAGATCGGCATTAAGGTTCCGGGTTCGAAGTCCAAAAAGGTTTCGAGCCCGACCCGGATTCATGGGGGGCCTAAGTAATGGCTGGTCCGCCGTTTGAAGCGGGTTCGATCCTGATTGCGCTTCGCGCCAGCGCGGAAAATCTCCAAAAAGAGATTAGGAAAGCCAACGACACCCTTCAACAGTTCGGAACCCAAGTCCAAAACGTCGCCAAGACGACCGAACAGACTACGGCGAAGGTCGTTGACGGCTTCACGGCCATTGACCGGAAGACCCTTCAGCTTACGGCCAGAATTGCCAACTTCTCCCAAAGGCTGATCGGTCTTCAGTTCATCCTACAATCGTTCGGGAACATTTCGGGCCAAAGCGGGGAAGGGCTGGACAAGTTCAGGGACAAGACGCAAGGCGCGGTCGCGGCCTTGACCACGTTTTCGGGTATCGTCTCGTTGTTCCCTAACAAGATCGGCTTGATTGTCGGGGCCATCGCCGGGCTTGCAATTCTGATAGCCGACTTGGTTAGACAGTTCAACCAAGCGAGTGAAGCCGTCAAGCGCGTGGAGCAAGCCGCCGCCGATATCGACAAGTTGCGCCAAGAACGGTTGAAGCGGCAGGAACAGGACGAAATCAGGTTTGCCCAACTCCGTTTGGCTGGCGTGAAGGACGCGGGCAACGCCGAAGACCGTCTTACTTCCATCATCGAAAGCCAAAAGTCTTTGGCTGAAGAAATCACGAAGTTGGAAGCGGCGCGCGTCCAAGCGGTCAAGGACCGAGCGGCGGCGGAAGCCGCCATCGCGGAAGACATCCGGCGCAATCCCGTTATCATCATCCCCCAAGGCGAGTTCGGAGCCGTGGAAGTCGCCCGGGATTTGCGCGAAGAACTGAGGGACAACAAAGAAATTTCCCGGTTGACTACGGAATCCACGAAGCTAGGCGCGGCCTTGGGCAAGGCCCGGGAAGAGTTCGCCAAGCTGTCGAAGGAAGCGGAAGACCTACAGAATAAGGTCAAGCTGGACGAACGCTTCCAAGACGCAATCAAGACCTTCTCCGAGTTCGGTACGCAAACGGCCCGCGTCAAGGTCCAGTTGGAACAGGGCTTGATTACTCCGTCCGAAGCCCTTTCGCAACAACTTAGCATTGCCCGTGCGGAACTTGAAGCCTTCGTGAAACTTGGGGCCAACTCCGCAAAACGAATCGGAATCCTGATCGACACGAAGAAGGGGGAAAGCGCGTTCGATGCCTTGACCCGAAGGGTTTTGGAACTCCAACGGGAAGTCGAAAAGGTCGAACTCCGCAAGGTCAACGAAACCGAGTTGCGGAAGATAGTAGACGG